TATCAATATTTATTATATATATATACATATATATATATATGAGTTTAGAAGAAATAGTTGACAATTCAAGAACCGACAAAAATACGACACACTCTTACTTACCCCTATATCAAAAATTATTGATATCTAAAAAGGAAACTTCTAAAAATGTATTAGAAGTAGGAATATATGCTGGTGGAAGCATAAAATTATGGAGTGATTTTTTTACAAATGCGAATGTTTATGGATTAGATATTATGAATATCAATGATGTTTGGGAAGATATAAAAAATAATGAAAATATTATATTACATACATCGACAGACGCATATAATAATGATTTTTTCATTACCCATTTCTTAAATAAAAACATAAAGTGTGATTTTATGTTAGATGATGGACCTCATTCTTTAGAAAGCATGAAACAATTTATAAAATTATATTCACAAATAATGACAGATGATGGAATACTAATAATTGAAGATGTTCAATCTTGGGAGTGGATTGGAATACTTATAAATGAGGTTCCTGAACATTTAAAACAATATGTTAAAACATATGATTTAAGAGAAAATAAAAATCGTTATGACGATATTGTTTTTACAATTGACAAATCAGATAATTAAATTATTTTTTTATTATAGTCAACAATTACTATAATAAAATGGGCATTTTAAATGAGAAAAGGTGTAATATAAAAAATAATATTTTTTTTAAAATATTATTTTATAACTAATATGCTTGTTTAACATTACATTATAAATTACATTATAAATTACATTTTCATTATAAATAAATTACATTTTCATTATAAATAAATTACATTTTCATTATAAATAAATTACATTTTCATTATAAATAAATTACATTTTCATTATAAATAAATTACATTTTCATTATAAATAAATTACATTTCAGGTACAAATACATCAGAATCAACTTCTTGAGTTTGTAAAGTTGAAGTGATATCTTTATAAGTTTTCTGATACATTTGTCCAATATCAACTGTGTATTCTGAATTTTCCAACAAGTCTTTATCTAAAATTATATTACACAATCCAGTTCCACCTTTGATACATAATCCTGCCATAATTCTTGAACTTACAGATTTCATATAATCAACTTCATTAAATATTGCTGCTGTAATTAATTGATCAACAGTTTTTTCAAATGATGCTCTTGCTAAAGGATCTGTATCTAATTTATTTAAACCATGTCTATCAATAGAAGTTAATGTTCCAATTTGAGTCATAAGATCTCCAAAAATTTCAATATGTTGATAATTAGTTCCTGAACCATTTGATGTTAATACTATGATAATTTGTCTAATAATAAAATTTCGTGCTGCTTCAATACCAAAATTTTCATAAATAGTAATGATGTTATTACAATAAGTTCTATTTAAATCAACACCAACAATATTTTTAATTGCTTCCATATTTATACCTTTAGTATAAATAACATATTCTGAATTTTTTTCCATTGTTTTTGATGGATTATCAAATGAAATAATTCTTTGATCAAACGCTTTACCTCCTCCTCTAATATCTTCAATTCCAGCCATACCTTTTAATTTAAATTCATCAATAAATATATCCATAAAATCTACTAAAGTACTTTGAGTAAAATTTGTCATATCAAAACGAATATGAAGAATTGGAACATCATCATTATCTGTATTTGACAATACTGCTAATTGAGTAATTTTATCGATCAATTGTTTTTTTTCTCTTTTTATACCTTTAATATCAATATGTCTTTTTTCCCATGAAAAACAAAATTGAGATTTTATATCCAATAATGACACTTCTTTAGTTAATAGTTTTTCTCTGTCAAATTCTATTCTCATTAACCAAGGTAATCCATCAATAGAATTAGAACAACATTGTTTATTTGATTGATGAGTATAAAATGGCATACCTACTTTATCCATTGAAATAAATCCATCAGCTTCATATGGTTTTGGATCATATAATATTTCTATTTTAGTTCTCAAATCTCTTATTGTTGTATATTTTATATGAGATGCTATTTTATTAGCAAAATCTTTCTTGGTTCTATGTTCTTTATCAAGATAAATTTCCATTTCAGGATCTTTAGGATTTTTTGAAAGAGAAAATACTTCCTTAATACGTTCAACACCAATATTAGTACCACCTTTTCCACCTACTCCTGAAGCATGAAATGAGTTTAACATTAACTGTGTTACAGGTTCTCCTAATGATTGTGCTGCAACAATTCCAACCATTTCACCAGGTTCAACAATATTTTTATTGAAACTTTTAATAATTTCTTTTTTAATTCTCTCTAATTGTTCTTTTGATAATTTATATTGGAATATACATTTTTTAGGAGCTAATAAATCAGTTAAAGCATATCCAAATGCTGTTTTGGCTATTTGTTCATCACGATATTTAACTGAATTTTTATTTTCCATATCATCCTGAGTTAAACAATATAATCTTGTATTGTATGGTTCCAATATTTCTTTAATCATATCTAATATAAATTTTGGTTCATTACAAACTGATCCTGCAATATTATTGTCATTTCTAAAATTATCAATAACTCGATACAAATTTACTGGTAACATATAACTTGATGATAAGGTTAAATAATTTAAAGTAGTTTTAAGTTGTGTTCGTCTAAGATTATCTCTAATTTTTATAATTAATTTTACAAAATCTTTATTATCTGATTCAACCCATCCTTTTACTTTATTGAGTTCTTCTTTTGTTAATTCATATTTGGTTTTAATTTCTTCATTACCCATTTCCATCAATTTGAAATTATATTCATATTGTTTTACTGTGTCTGCTCCAGAATCACCATATTGAAATTGTAATATTCTTCCAACAGCATTTCTTACTGTTCCATCATAATTTACCATCATATCCTCTGTGGCTTTAATGAGTTTACGTTGAATATATCCAGATTCTGCAGTATCTGCCATACCCATTCCATTAAAGATAATAAAATTTAAAGTTGATGGAATTGTTAAATCATACAATTTTGAATATTTTAAATTATTAATTAAATTAATTTCAACAATCACATCTAAAATTACATCATTTTGGGAATTAATTTCTGAATTTGCATACAATTTATTTGTTGAAAAATTAATACAAATTCCTATTCTATTTAATAACATATTCAATAAACATTTAATATCAAAAGATAAATTACTATTGGATACATTATCTGTATTATGGAAAAAATCCCCCATCCCACAAATACATTCATTTGGACAACAAATTAAATCAGTTAATTTATCGGATTTCATCAAATTGTCAAACATTTGATTATGTTGATATAATCCAAATCTTCCGTCTAAATATCTAACAAAATCATATCCAAATTGATAATCCAATTCAATTATTACATCTGATACTAAAATATTTTTAATAATCACATTAGGTTCTAATAAATTCAAAGTAATTGGTACTTTATCACCTAATACAACTTCTGGAGTTAATTTTTGTTCTATCTTTTGATTTTGTTTATTCCATATTAATAATGATTTAGATTCAGGAACAATTACCTTTCTACCTGATTCAGTAACAATCTCATATAATTGTAATCCTGGATCATGTCTAGTAATTGCGGTAACTTCTCCCCAAGTCACATTACCTGATTCATCAACAGTTGGTATTTGAATATTTGAAACTTTAGCCAATTCAAAATTATTTCTATCATGTTCAATTAATTTAGGATCTATACTTGTTAAATGTTTATCAATCCATTGACCAATTTCTACTACTATTGGTTTAGAATTTTCTAATATAATAATTTTAGTATCCCCTGTTACTGATCTTACAGTTTGGTCAATCAAACCCTCTCTTGCAGTCAAATGTTGAAAAATAAAATCTGGCAAATTTAGACCTCTCATTAACGATTTTTCAATAAAACCTCTTGATTCTGCTCTATCATCATTTTTGAAAAAATATGGTAATGATCTATCATTATAATTTTTCTTCATACGACCTCCATGAAAATCCTGTTGACCAACACAACCTGCCATTTGAGCTAAATTAATTGCTTTACCTTTGGCACCAGAATCCATCATAGTAATAAACATATTAGTTTCTGGAAAATTAGCCATGATAAGTTTTGATGCATCATCACGAATAATTGCTAATTTTGAGTTTACTGAAGTTTCAAACAATAGTTCATCCATCATTTCTGGATTATTTTCTAATTCTGTAATTTCATGTTGAATATCTAATTTTTTACTTGCATATAATTGTGTCATTTCATAAAATAATTTATCGGGAATGTATAAATCCCCAATACTAACCGTCATACCATGATACATATTAAAATTATTAGCTAATTTTGTTGTATTATCAAGAAATCTTTTAGTTGTTTCTACACCATATTCATCCCAAACTAATTGTACTAAACTGTTTTTCTTTTTAACACCTAAAGCATCTTCTCCTAATAATCCTGCTTCTAAAACACCATTTTTAACAAGTATTTTTGGATTTGAAGGATCACCCTTAAGTAAGTTGATTTTTTTAGGTATCAAATAAGAAAATACTTCTTTTCCCATATATTCTTTTCTTGGAATATTTGTAAATTTATCAAGTTCTAATCCCGATAAAAAATTCATTACTGTTCTCCAATCCAATTTATAATATTCTTTTGTTAAATTCCATGTACCAAGAAGTTGATCTTGTTTCATTGCAATAATTGGAGAAGACGATTGGGGAGTAATTATTTGTAATTTTAAATCTGCTATTTCTTCTAATTCTATTTGTGCCTCAATACTCTGAGGACAAAATACATTCATTTCATCCGCTTTATACCCAAGGTTTCCCTTAATTTATTAAATCATTTAAAATGATTTGGAGGGGCTAGACTGTACCTTAAGCTCACTCAAACTTGCCAAGTTATCATTGTGAACCGACACCCGTGTTATAATATAATGATCCAATACTATAAACTCGGTCGTTGAAGGAGTATTTAAATTCTTGCATAACGAATTTAAAATACTTTACCCGCGGATAATCCAATTTCTAACATTATTACTATTGGAGCCGGCAATTAACCGGGTTCTTTCATTAAATCACTCTAATGAAATTAGTAGTTAGAACTCTAAGGAGTTTCCCGAACTTTTGAGGTGTCTCGCTAAAATTTGAAAATATTTTTTATCAATATTATTATTAATATTATTAATATTATTAATATTTTCAATTTAACTAGGGAGTATCAAATTTTTCATTCTCCCTGTTGATGGCATTTAAAATACTTTAAAAGAGCATTTGCCTACCATCAAAATCTGCATTATAAGGTGTTGTAACATTAGGATTAATTCTAAATGTACAATAATTCGGATTATCTATTACTTTACATCTATGTCCCATCATAGATAATTTATGTAGGGTTGGTTGACGATTAAGTAAGTAGATGTCTCCATCTATTGTATGTCTTTCAACAACATCCCCATATCTCAAGTCAATCTTTTCTTTTCTAAATCTTAAATCAATTGGTAATCTTCCATCAGAATCACCTATTGTTACTGGTATGACAAAATTCGCACCAGGATAATGTTCTCTACCATTTCTTACTAATTTTGATAACCAATCTATATTATATGGTGTTACTATTTCAGGAAATGTTATATTTTTTGCTATTCCGATTGGAACACCCAACTCATTAATTGATAATGTTGGATCTGGTGTAATGACCGTACGTCCCGAAAAATCCGTTCTCTTCGAATCGATATCTTGAACCATGATTTTGTATTGGTTTTTGTATTGGTTTTTGTATTGGTTTTTGTATTGGTTTATTACAAAATTTTAGGTCTAGGTTGATATCTACTTGTGTTAAATATTTTTTAAAACATTCAACAACTAGTCTTGTTACCAAGACTCGGACTATACCTTAAGCTTATTTGTGAACACAAACAAACCCACTACCATCTAGTCTCTGAACCTTTTCCATGCTTTAAAAGTTTTAATTTTAAAAAGTTTAGGAACTTGGCTGCGGATTGTCTAATACCTATTTCTAGGTTCATTATAATATCTTTAACTGTTTAAAAATGCTATTTTTTATTTGATATTATTTGCATTTTTAATTACACGAATTTCTCCGTGGATACTTTGATATCTTTCGATTACCAAGTTAGTAAATTATAATTATTCTTATGAAATTAGATGTTCCCGCAATTTGGAAGTGTCGCCAGATTAATTATCCAATTAATAATTATCCAATTAATAATTATCCAATTAATCCAACTAGGTGGTTATATACTGTTTCCAGGTTGTATTTATAGTGTTTTCTGAATATGGTAATACAACAACCATATTCACACCCACCTATTATGAGCAAGTTTTAAACTCTTTCCCAAAAAGTTCTATTACCCATTAAATTATTTCTTACACGTCCTTCTTTACCTTTTAATCTTGAAGCAAGGGATTTGGTCATAACACCTTTTTGTTCTGATTGTGGAAGTTTAAGTGATTCATTATCATAATAAGTTGCCACATGATATTGAAGATATGCCACATGATCTTGAAAATATTTGATTTGATTTTCATTAGTACCTTCTTTATGTTTTGCTAATCGTTGATTTGCTTTTAAAATATCTGCAAGTTTAATTGTGAGATGATCTTCCCTAGTTGTTGAAGCCATAAAATCTCCTCTAACACTTGGTCTCACTGGAACTGGCGGAACTGGAATAACAAGATGAATCATATCTTCAGGTCTTGATTTTGTAGGATCAATACCTAAAATTAAACTATCTTTATCCGATATATTTTTTAAAATATTATAAACAATTTGAGGAGTTAAAATATCTTTAATTGGTTTTTTATCCAAATTATCTTCTGTTATATTTGTAGGTGTATATTCTGCCACAATATTAATTTCTACTGTTGATTTTTTCTTTTCAGATTTAATTTTTGGAACAGGTGCACCACATCCATAATTTGCTTTTTGACAGTAAGAAATATTTTTAACGATATTTTTAATTTCATTCAGACGATTTTTTCCTTTTTTTGATTTCAATATTTCCATAATTTCACTTTCATTTTTATAAACTAAAAGTTTTGAACATTTAACACAAACACATCTTAAAATAGATATTACATGATCAAAAAATCCCATGTGAAACACAGGTTCAGATAATGTTATATGTCCAAAATGTCCTGGACAATGATTTGTACTTAAACCACATGTCGTACATTCCAATTCATTAGAAGTAACACCCATTCTTTGATCTATTAAACCACCTTTTTTTGGTTCTGTATTATCATAAAATTCATATACTAATAATCCAGGTGTGTCTTTTCCTAAAGAAGACATATTCTTTATTTCCTTATTACCAAGGATTGTAAAGTCTATTCTTTCTATTGAAGCAGTTTTTTCATTATATCTATGAGTGTTCAACATTATATATATATAATTCTATATTCTTTATATTATTTATATTAAAAATCAGTTTTTTTGGTTATTATATATGGGGTTAAAAATAATTGTTTTTAGCATAAAAAACAATTATTCTATATTGAAAAATACTATTTTTCACCTTTGCACATTTACACCTTTGGAGATTTAAAACGCCGATTTTAATTAAAAATAAACATTTACTCTTTATATGTTTTTGATTTCTTACTTGATTTTATTGATGGTTTTTTTACATATACTATATCTCTCTTATATGAACCTATTAGTAAATTCTTATAAGTATCCTTTGGTATAGATAAAAAGTTAATAAGAAAATAAACACAATTTTAAACTGGACTTACTATAATCAAATTTTTGCATTTTTGTTTATTTTTTTTGTCGTTAATTCGGCGTTTTAAATGTGCAAAGGTGTAATAGTATTGGAAATAATTTTACTTATATATATATTTTATATTGATTTTATAATTTATAATTAATTGTGTTAAAAATTTGATTTTAATACTATATCATTACTATATTATAATTATAATGTCTTATTATCATTCGGAAGAAAAAAATAAACTATTACCTTGGTCTGAAAAATATAGACCTGATACAATCAATAATATAATTTATCATGAAAAAATAACGAAAACTATTCGAAATTATATGGAAGTAAATAAATTACCTCATTTATTATTTTATGGTCCACCCGGCACAGGAAAAACATCTACTATTTTAGCAATAGCAAAACATTATTATAAAGAAGATTTTCATAATATGATATTGGTATTAAATGCTTCTGAAGAAAGAGGTATTGAAACTGTCAGAAATAGAATAAAACAATTTGTGACAACTTATGGATTACCAGAAAATAAATCAATACCACCATTTAAATTAATTATTTTAGACGAAATAGATGCAATGACTGAAGATGCTCAAGCAATTTTAAGAAAAGTAATTGAAAAATATGTCAATAATGTTAGATTTTGTTTTATTTGTAATTATTTAAAAAAAATAAATCCTGCTATTCAATCAAGATGTATAATATTTAGATTTAAACCCATTCCGGAAGAAAATATGCATAAATTTATTATTGATATATGTACAAATGAAAAAATTAAAATTAAAACAAATGCAATTAAATTAATTATAAACAGATCAAATGGAGATATGAGAAAATTATTAAATATATTACAATCCATTTATATGTATATTGGTAGTACAGAACCAACAAAATATTTAAATAATAAAATAGAATCAGAAAAATATTCAAAATCTAATAATGATAATAATAATGATGATAATGATGATTGTACCGATAATTATTTAATTATTAATGAAAATAATGTTTCTAAAATTTTATCATGTCCAACAGATAAAAAAATTAAAAAAATATTAAAATTTATTCAAGAAAATACATTATCCGAATCATATGACTTTATTATCGATATTATTAATAATGATGGTGTATCACTAGTCGAATTAATTAATTGCGTTTATAATCATTTTATGGATAATATAATAAATGATAACAATCAAATTATTAAATATGGGCTTGTAAAATCAGTTGAAATAATTAAAAAAATGAGTATTATTAATGAAAATTTATCATATTGTAATAATGATAATATGCAAATTATATCATTTTTATCAATTTTTTATTTATAAATAAAAAAAATTGATTAAAAGATTAAATATATTATAGTATATAATATAAAAATGACCAATAATAATGTATTTGCAATGCTTAATAGTGATAGTGAAAGTGATAATGAAAACAAAAATAAAGAAGTTTTAAAGCACGGGACAAAAATAAATAAAACTATTGGATCTCAAATATCTCAAATATCACAAACATCACAAACATCAAAATCAAATCTTAATTCAACACAAAATAATACAGATATAACTGATAAGGTTGAAAATGAAATGTTTAAACAATATTATGGAAAAAAAATTATAAATAAAACCAATAAAATCTATAAATCACATGGTCATTATGAAGAAAATAATAATTTTAATAATAATAATTTTAATAATAATTTTAATAATAATAATAATAATTTTAATAATAATTTTAATAATAATAATAATAATAATCCCAATGATAATAATTCCAATGATAATAATGGTTTTATAAAAGTTGTATCAAGAAAAAGAGATGATAAAGTTGTAATTGAATGCTTATATAAGGAAGTGAATGATAAATTACCAGAATCAATAATAGATAATTATTTTAGAGTATTAGCACATCATAATGATGATAAATCATGGGATTATAATAGTTACCATAATATTACAACATTTAAGAAATGGGGTGATATTGGAACATTTTTTAATACATTAAATAATATTTCTGGTGAGTGTTCATATACAGATTTTGATATTTTTATTATGAAAAATGAAATTTCTCCTATGTGGGAAGATATGGAAAATAGAAATGGAAGTATTTGTTCAATTAAAATTGATTCTTTACCAGATGGTTATAATGTTTTTAAAAGTTTAACGATAAATATGGCAAATAATACATTATTAAAATTTAATCCATCAAATTGGAATACTATTAATGGAATTTCATTTAGTTCAAAAAAATTAGATAGTGTAGCTGAAACATTTTGTATCATCGTTAAAATTTGGTTTAAGATAAATATTTTAAATTTTGGTTCTGTTGATAAATTACTTAATGATGATATAAATAATTTAATTTCTAAATATTCTATTAAAAATAAATCAATTAAACCAGAATATTAAATTAGCTTTATTTATAGTGGAATAATGTTTAAATTACATAAAAATTAATACATGTCAAATAAGAAAAGTATTATAGTAAACTAATTATAATATGCAAAATATGCATTTTATTAACAAAACAATATAATTTTATTAATAATTTTATTATAATTTAATATAAAATAACTTTGGGCTTATTTATATTGTTTATTTTATACTATTTGAAAAATACAGATATTTAATTATTGGATAAGCATATAGAGATACTTTTTTATTTGAAATATATTGCATAAAAATTGATTTTTATAATGAAATATATATTTTATTTTATTATATTAGTTTTGGCAATGTTTAATTTTATCAATCGTATATTTGGGTCAAATCCAAATCCAAATCCAAATCCAAATCCAAATCCAAATCCAAATCCAAATATCAATATATCCGAATATAAAAAATTCAATTTAGAAAATATCACAGGAAATTTTTATGTGGAATCAGTTTATGATGGTGATACAATAACTATTTTAATTCCAATTAAATTACATGTGTACAATATGATATCATCTAACCAAATTAATTTAGAATCAGACTTTAATAAATCAAACACAGTATATTTTAATAAAGTAAAATTAAGATTATTAGGTATTGATACACCTGAAATAAAACCAAAAAAAGATATTCCCAATAGAGATAAACATATTGAAAAAGCAAAAGAAGCCCGAGATTTTTTGTCAAATTTAATTTTAAATAAAATTATTCATGTTGAATTTCTTCAAAATGATAAATATGGTAGAGCATTAGGAAATATATATCAAAATAATATATGTTTGAATGATTTAATGATAGAAAAAGGATTTGGAAAAAAATATGATGGTGGTACTAAAGATACTAATTTTTAATAATTTATATAATTTTTTATAATAATCTTAATTTCTCCCATAATAATATATAATTTAATATAAATAATTATTTTAAGTCCATATATTTTTTTAATATTATCCAATAGTAAAAAATTAATTTTTTATATGGAATAAATTATCCTAACACAAATAAAATTTAAAAATAATAATTAATTTTTAATCATCTAATTCAACTACTTTATTATCTGATACATCATCAGCTTCATCATCAGAATAATTATAAGCAATATTTCTTATATTTTCTTCTTTAACTGGAGACAAAGCAATAGTAATAGTTCCTAAAGTTGCAATAGTATAAATAATAGTTAAAGCAAAATCATTTTTCATATAAATTGAAATATCATTACAAAGATTTGCACATTTAGTAAACAATACAATATTTTTGAGTTCATAAACACCTTGAACAATATTATGAGTTTTTTTATTTTCATTTGATATATTCAAACCACCTTCTTCTGATTTATAAATAGTTGACCTTTCAGCACAATCACCTTTACAAGTGAAAATAATATTTTTACTGGTACATTTGATATCAACATATTCAGCAATATTATTCATTTCTCTACATAATTTATGAAATTCACCAGAAGGCATAGTAATTTTGATATCAAATTCAATTTTTGCTGTTTTTTTTGATTGTTGATTTAAATCTAATAATTTTAATTTATAAAATGTTTTAGATTTTTTATCTTCATTTTCAATTTCAATAATCAAACTTTGTTTATCATTTTCTTCAACATATAAAGACATTGTATCATCTTTATCAACAGATTTTAACAGTTTATAAAGATTTTGTAAACAAATTCCCAATTCAAATCTTTCATATCTACAAAAATATGGTTGAAATTCTTTAGCATCAAGTCTAACTTTAATATAGATAGTTCTTGTCGTATCAGCAGTTGCAATTTCTAATCCAACAAATTTATCTGGATTTTTTGGATCAGGAGCAGTAAATACCCAAGTTGTCTCAGTTAAAACATTTGAAAGTACTTCTGTTAATGTTTTAAATGGAATAACATATGCTGTTTTTAAAAAAAGAATTTTTTTAGATGTTGAGTTCATATTTAATTAATAATTATAAATAAATATAATTTTAAAGCTATAAATTAATTTATTTCTTTTAGTATTGAAAATTATAAAAGAAATATATTTTAATAAAAATCTAAAGTATTTGAATTTGACTTAATTAATTCAACATCATCTTCATCATCTGAATAATCATATACTGAATTATTTATATGTTCTTCATTAACAGGAGAAAGTACTGTAGTGATAGAACCATATTCACCAAATGAATATACTGATGTTAATGCAAAATCATTTTTCATGAACAATGAAAAATCCCCTGTAATAGGCAATAATTTTGAAAATAATAAAATATTTTTAGTTTCATATATTCCCTTAACAATATTTTCATCAAGATTAATAATTTCTAATCCATCATCATTATTAATTATTATAGTACCTTCTTTATCTCCAATACAATTAAAACTCATTTGAATATCTCCACATTCAATTTCAATAAATTGAGAATTATTATTAATTTTTTTACATATATCATGAAATTTATTCCCATCAATAATTATTTTTTTTTCAAAATTTAACGATATTGGAGGTTTGACAATAGGATTAAGAATTTGCAAAGGAATTTTAAATATTTTTTTATTTTTCTTTTCTTTATTTTTAAATCTTATTATCATATTATCTGGATCAGATTCTTCAATATAACAATATAAAGCAATATCATTTTTTTCAATTAATTTTAATATTTTATTAAAAAATTCCAAACTCATTCCAAATCTAAAAGATGATTTTCTACAATGATATGATTTAAATGTCAAATCATTTAATTTTGTTTTCATGTATAAAGTCTTTGAAGGATCCGTACATATAATCTCTAATCCCACAAATTTATCATTATTTTTTTCTCCTGAAGTAAAAATCCAATCTACCTCAGACATCATTTTATCAATTGTGTCAGATATAGTTTTGACAAAATTTATTTTTTTTAGTTTAAAAAATAATAATTTATCTTCCATTAAATCAATATCTGACCTAATCATATTTTGATCATTGGTTTGTATTTGTTCTTTACTTTTAGATATGTATTGAATTTTTATTGAACCTAAATTATTTGGATTTATATTGGAATTATCATTATCATTATCATTATTATTATCATTATCATTATTATTATTATCATTATTATTATTATTAAAATTAGATTTTGTTACCATTGTACCATCAATACCAAGTTCCAATTCAAAATTATCCATAAATTTAACCAATTTACTAAATATTAACAAATCTTTTACTTCATATGCTCCAATAATTGTATCGGTTTTTGTAATAGTTTTTATATCGGTTTTTATATCGGTTTTTATATCGGTTTTTATATCGGTTTTTATATATGGATTGGTATTAATTTTTACATGTTCGTTATTTTTTTTATAAATATTAACATACTTAGATTCTTCCATACAACTAAAAATGATATTTTTTGAAGAACATTCTAATCTCATTATTTCGCCTATTGAATTTGTATCTTTACATATTTTATAAAATTCATCAGAATCCATAGTTATTTTTTTAATATAATCTTTTTTAAAATTTAAAGTAATATCATCAATATTTAATAGTCTTATTTTATAAACTTTTTTTATATTAGTTTTTTCCTTATTTTTTATTTGAATTCTCAAATTATGTTTATCATTTTTATCCACACTTAAAATCAATTTGTTTGTTTTATCAACTGTTTTTAATATATCGTTTAATTTTCCTAAACTAATACCTAATTCTATTGATTTTTCAAGATGTTTATATTGGGAAAATATATTTTCCATATTAATATCAACCAATATATTTTTTGAATTATTATTTGAAAACACATTAATACTTGATGTGTCTTGATTACATGTTATTTTCCAAACAGGTTCTGAATTAATTTTTTCAACACATTCACATAATAATTTAAATAATTCTATTTGATTAATTTCCAAATAAATAATTTTATCATCAATTGTTTTTTTGATTTTTGTTGTTTTTTCCGTTAGATCATTAATGTTAGAAATATTAGATATATTATCAGAATTTTCAATAGTAATATCGCAATTACCATTGAGATTACCATTATTATATGATATATTTTTAACCCCATCATCTTTTATGGGAACATATATTACATCAATCAAACCATATTTGTCAAATGTATAATTTGATTCTAGAATAAAATTATTTTTGAATTGAAAATAAAATCCTGTAGTTATATCAGATAATTTTGATAAATTATTAATATCTTCTAATGAATAAATACCTCCAATTGTATTAGAATTCAAATTAATATTTTCTAATATAACTTCATCTTTATCATATTTAAATTCATTAATTCCATCACAATTATCATTATCACAGTAAAATGATAATGATTTATTGTTTTTTGAACTTATTTTAACAAAATCAAATAGTATTTTTAAATCTTTACATGTTTTGTGAAACTTATCAACATTAATTATTATTTTTTTATCAAAATTCATTTTTGTAATTTGTTTTTCCGGTTGTTGAGGATAAATAATTCCCAATTTAAATTTTTTTTCTTTTAAATTTTTTTTTTTTTTAGATTTTGTTTTTTTTATATTTGAATCGGTTGAATTAGAATCATCAGAATCTGATGATTTATTGTCATCATACCCAGAACTAAATTCAATAACCAGAACATTAGTATTGGTTTGTTCAATATAAAATATTAATAAAGAATCTGTTTTATCAATAGATTTTAATATATTTAATAAATCATTAATATTTAGAATAAATTCCAAATTATTTAACTCAGAGTATAATTTATTAATAAATTCTAAACCAAATTTACCTTTTAAAAAGAATGTTCTTGTATCATTAATACATGTTATTTCTAACGGAAAATTGGTTTTGTTTTTATTCGTAAAACTCAATCTAATATCTGTTGTTGTTTTGTCTAATACATCAGTCAATATCCTAATTAGATTTATATTTGTAATTTCAAAATATAATTTTTTATTACCATACATACTTTTTAGTATAATTATATAGATATAATTAAATACTTATAATAAATCAATTTTTTATAAAATTTTTATCAATTTTTTTAAATAATAATATTAAATAAAAAAAAAATAATATAAAAAATAATATTTTTTTTATCCTATTAATAATATAATTAATGGGTTATATTTTAGTAAATCCTAAACTTAACAATTCAAGTATTAATTCAAAAAAAAAAAATGGACCAGAGGCTGCAGATGAAATTTGGTCTCAATTGTCATCAAATATTAAAAATTATACTCCAAAATTTTATTTTACAATTCAAGAAGGTGGTAGTTCTAAATTATCACATTATATTGTTCAGGAATCTTTAGAAAATGAACGTGTAAAATATAATTTAAAAGAATTTAAAGGAAAAAAAATTGATGAAAATTTATTTATAAATGAATTAAAACAAGAAGGAGGAAAAAAACATAAACATAGACATGATGATGACGACTCGTCTTCTTCATCTTCATCTTCATCATCTGAAGAGGTTGTTTTTACATTTCCAGCAGGTAAAACTCACAGAGATCTTATGACTTTGACTTATTATCCAACTATTTATGGGGTTCCTAATGTTATATTTCCAACTTTTGCTACAACATTTGCTCCATTTACAAATATTAGAATGTTACCAAATATGTTTGTTATTACTCCTTAAATTATTATTTGTTATTTGTTATTTGTTATTTGTTATTTGTTATTTGTTATTTGTTATTTGTTATTTGTTATTTGTTATTTGTTATTTCGAGTCTTAATATAAAATATATTTTTTTTTTATATTATTAAATTAAATATAATGAATAAAGTTCAAAACAATAATTATATTATAAATTATCCTGATGGAAGTGTATTTGAAGGTATTTTAGTTAATGAAAATGGTGAAGGTATTGGTACCATTAAATATGCTAATGGTGATTTTTATAATGGTGATATAATAAATCACGTTATAAGAAATGGAAATGGTTCAATGTTTTATAAAGATTTAAATAAAGTATATAAGAGTAAATGGGAATTAGATAAACCAGTTAAAGATTATAAAACAAAATCAGTTACTATAAAAAATCAGGGAAAAAATGGCACTTGTTGGGCTCATGCTACAACAAGAAGTTTTATAAGAACTTTACAAATTTTAGATATTATAAAATCTCAATATAATGAACAATTTTATTTACTATTTTTTACTATTTTAACTAAAAATAAATCATGTAATACTGGAGGAAATACAACTTCTTTTTATTATTTACTAGACTATTTAAAAAATAATTATACTGATGAAATTTTTAATATTCGTAAAAATAATATTAATTGTAATTATAATTATAATTCATGTGAAATAAATGATGATATAAATCCAATATTAAATATATCAAACCCAGACAAAATAGAATTTATTGATGATTTAAAATACTTATTTGACAATAATTTGTTATTTATTTTTATTCATAATTATAAGGTAAATATGGATGAAATAAATAAACCAACAAAATGCATTAGATTAATGTTAGATTATAAATTACAGCCATTTGTTGGTATAAAAATAAGCAATTATTTAAAAACTCATATTTTTAGTAAAAAGAATTTTTTCATAGAATCATTATCAGATAATGATTTTAAATGTGTTAGTGAATCAGGTCATGCTGTAAATTTACGTAGATGGAACAAAAATAAAATAGAATTTAAAAATTCTTGGGGCACTCATTCGGCAAATGACGGTAATTTTTTTGTATCAGACTTGAAATATATAACTTGTGGGAAAAAACAAAGTATTGTTTTTTCTGTATTGGTATTCGATTACAATAAATTGAATTTGAAATTTAAACAAAGAGTGAATAATAATCGTTGTAATTATTTTGATTCAATAGATAAATCATTAGAAATCAATATTGATGAAGAAATAATATTATATGATGATAATGGATTTTTTTATTCAGGATATAAAGAATATACATATCCAAATGGAGATATATATAAAGGTAATTGGAATGGAAAACCGAATGGTTCGGGTATTATGGAATATATAAATCATGATAAATATTCTGGTTATTGGTTAAGTGGTAATATGAACGGAAAAGGTACAATAAAATATGCAAATGGTGACGTCTATTCTGGTGATTGGGTAAATAATGAAAAAAATGGTAAAGGTACAATAAAATATGCAAATGGTGACGTCTATTCTGGTGATTGGATAAATAATAAAAAAAATGGTAAAGGTATCATAAAATATATAAATGGAGATGAATATTCAGGTGATTGGGAAGATAATGAAAAAAATGGTAAAGGTACACTAAAATATATCAATGGGAATGAATATTCTGGTGATTGGAAAGATAATGAAAAAAATGGTAAAGGTATCATGGTATATGTATCTGGTAGTGAATATTCTGGTGATTGGGTAAATGGAAAAAAAAATGGTAAAGGTATTATGTATTTATTAAGTGGAAATATTTATGATGGAGATTTTGTAAATGAAAAACCAAATGGTAAAGGTATTATGAAATATACTAATGGAGACGAATACACTGGTGATTGGGTGGATGGAAAACAAAATGGTAAAGGTATTTTGAAATATACAAATGGAGACGAATATTTTGGTAATTGGATTGATGGTAATAGGATTGAAAAATTAAATTCAGACAACCAAACCAATTACAAAAATAAATATTTAAAATATAAAACAAAATATATAAGATTGATTGATAAATATGCAAATAAATATAATTGAATTTTATCTGGTACAAAAAAATATTGTTTAAACTATAAAAATTAAAATTATTTTTTACCTTTTTTTCCCTTTTGGGACACATTAGCTCGTTCAAATGTTCTTTTTAATGATATTTGAACTTTACCACCTGATGTTCTTTTTTCATTAATTTTTTCAAAAATAAATTCTATAATTTTTGGATCTTTAATTTTTTCAGATAATGCTTCTTTGATAATATCTTCTTTTAGTCCTTCTTTGGATTCATATTGATTAATTCTCAATTTACCACCTGTAATATTAATATTTGTTTCTCCAAGTCTTTCTAAATGTTTAAGAATATCAGTTTCTGATATTTTTTTAGCACCATTTAATAATTTTAATTCTGTTTGCAATTCTCTAATTCTATCATCATTTTTAACATATTGTTTTACTTTATTTTTTAATTCTTCTGTATATTCATATTGATGTTCTGATTCTAAATCTTCAGAATTTTCATTTTCATTTTTATTTTCATTTTCAATATTGGGTTCTGGTAATTCTGAATCTGATTCTAAATCATCTTTTTTGTTTGATTTTGATTTTGATTTTGATTTTGATTTTGAATCCATTTCATTAGCTATATCATCCAATTCTTCTTGAATATTTTTTGAAGATTTTATTGATTTAGTGGGTTTTATTTTTATATTAGATTCTTTATTTTTTTTATTTGGTAATTGATTAATTATATTTAAATTTCTATTTTTATATGAGGTTAAATCAGAATCATTATCGGAATCAGAAATATCCTCAGTATATTTTGAACTAAATTTTTTTTGAATAGTTGTGATATTATCATTATTATTAATAATTTTTGGATTAGATTTAGCAATATCATTTTGTATTTTTGTTATTAAATTTTTATCGTTCATTATTTTGTTTATATTCTAATATAATAAATAAATTTTTAATTGATTTTAAAAAAAAAATCAATCATAATTAATTATTTTTAAACATTCCTTAAATTATAAATATTCCAATCCGAATTAACCAATTCAGATTCATAAATATAATTTAAACATACAATTAATGATGGACTTATAAATTTATCATTTTTAATTTCCAACATATATATTTGATTTTCCCATTTAGAAAAAATCTCAAGTATTTTATCTGTGTCTGAATCAGAATATATCATACCAAAACATTGGATATTATCCAACTTATATGTTTCTCTTAATAATTTATATTCTACAATAGCATCAAAAAATAATTCCATTTGTGATGAAGTTCCTTTATCATTATCTTTTATATCAGAAAAAAAATGTTCAATTTTATCATATTTAATATTATAATATTTTGTAAAAATATTAATTAAATTGAAAAAATAATATCCATCATCATTTGCAAGTTCATCTGAAATTTCATTAGTTTTTTGAATATTCAACCCACCCATAAACTCATTACCATTTAATTTTTCTAAATCATTTTGTTTTGTATTTTTGAATAATTCAATAATATCAACTTTGTTTAAATTTTTCCCATACATATTTTGATATAATTCTCCAATAATATCATCAGTATAATCATCTTCATTCGGTTCTTTTTCAATTTGCCCAATCATATTTTGATAATTATCATCTTGATCATTTGGTTCATTATCAGAATAATTATCATCTTGATCATTTGGTTCATTATCAGAATAATAATCATATTGATCATTTGGTTCATTATCAGAATAATAATCATCTTGATCATTTGGTTCATTATCAGAATAATAATCATTTAAATTTGAATCAATAGCAAAAGATATTTTTTTTTTATTGGTTTTAAATGGTTTATTATTTTTTATTAGTTTTGATTTATCTATAACATAATCATTCGGATTTTTTAATATATCATCAATATTTTCTTCAATATATTTGTCCAAATCCATTTTTTTTATATTATTGTATGTTCTAATAATTTTAAATATATCTTTATTTAAAATAAAAATCAATTTTTTTTAAACAACATTTTTTTATAATTTAAATTTTAAAATATTTACATTCATTAAAAATTACAACACCTTTTGAATATTTTAATAAAAGTATAATATATAATGATTCTTCATTCCACTCGCATAAATCATTTAATGAAAACAACTTTTCATTTTCAAAATTATCGATAATTGTATTTTTAATTACCATTTTAATTGAACTAAATAATTTTTTTATATCAAATCCATTTTTATAATGTTGACAAATGTCAAATACTATTTTTAATCTAATGTTATTAAATAGCGTATAATTGTCTCGTCTTAAAATTAGACAGTTATTGTTTTTATAATAAAAATCATATTCAAAATCCATATTATATCATTTTTAAATGTTCAAATGTAAAAACTCAAGCAAACACAAATAATCTAATATAAAAAAAATAATAATCATTTATTATTTTAATAAAAAAAATTTAATACCACACAAATAATCTAATATAAAAAATTTAATAAAATTTATAAACATCCCCTTTGAGTTGAATAAATATCTGGCATAATTGATGAATTGAGAAAAGGACTGACAACAGTTTTCGGGCATGGTGGTTCAGCTCTAATATCATAAGTTTGATTTCTATTAGAACCCATTACGGAACTAACGGGGATAGATTTAAGAACAGGAATGAGATTAGGATTAGAAACAGCTACTGGGTTATCTAATATTTGAAAACCTTTAGTTAATTTTTTATCTAACATATTATTATTTGGTAAATATTCATTTGAGTTATATAAAGACATAACTTTTTCTTGTTGAGTTTGAGGTCCAGAAGGTTTAAAATCATTTAAATTTGCATTTCCATATGTATCATTCGTTTCATTAAAACCTTTAAAATTACCATTGGTATTATATTCATTATTTCTAAATATAAGAGCATCATCATACATAGAATTTAATTCATCTTGTGAAGTTTGTGTTGGGTCACCATCTTCATTAAAGTCATATCTATATCCTGAATCTTTATAACTTACTTTTCTGTATTTATTAGCAGAGTTAATACTTTTAGATCTACTTCTATATAATTCAGATCTTGGATTATCAACAATTAAATCATTTCCAGTATTAACTTCTTTAATAAGTTCATCTAAAACTTGTTGGTCTGAATCAATAAGTGAATCTCTTTCTGAATTAATATCTTCTCCTAAAGGATTTAATAATTCGGATTGGGATTGGGATTGGGATTGATATTCACTAAGATTATCATTATTAGTATCCAATTCTTCAGATAAACTATTATCAAAAAATCTTGATTTTTTACCAGAATTTTGTCTTGCTTCAGTTTTAAGAATATTATCGACAATTTTTGAAGTAACCTTTTGACTTTCTCTTGAAGATCTTGACCTATCTTCATCTTCAACTTTTCTTGCCAAACCTTTCATTTTACCAGAAGATTGAGATTGAGATTGAGATAAAGATCTGGAATCAGATTTATTTTCAAATCCAGGATTATTAAATCTACCAGTATTTGATGATTGAGATTTATTGTCAACAGTAAATGGTTGTATATTGGCACTATTTAATTTTCCTGTATTAGGTATAGGATTACAGTGATAACATTGTAACCATACTAATACACCTATTGCAATGATTAAAAACACCAAAAGAATTCTTATATCTTTCTGCATTATAGATTATATATTCTATATATAAAATATTTATTGTAAAAAAAAAAATATATATATACTTATATTATAATGAATAATTCTTTTAAGAAAAAAATTAATGAAAAACAAAAAAAATTAAATTTAAATGATTTATCATCAACATCGTCAGAATTTTTTACAGATTATAATAAAAAAAAAACTATAAAACAAAAGGGAGGTAATTGCAGTTGTTCTGATATGTTTAAAGCAATGTCAAATGAAAATTTAGATTTAATCTTATATATTCTAAAACAACACAACTGTTGTTATAAATGTTCAGAATCAAATGGTAATACTGTTTTTCATAATTTAGTTTCATTTTATGATCAAAATAATGAGATCACTAATGAAATTGATGAATTATTAAATCAAGATTGTTCAGATTTTATTAATATACAAAATAATGAAGGTCAGACACCAATTTTACTAGCTGTTACAAATGATATGAATGAGTTAGCAGAAAAAATGGAAAATGCAGGTGCTGATGTTACATTAGAAGATAACAATGGAAATTTTGTGGGAACAAAAGAAGATAAAGAAACAAATCAAGAAAATCAAGAAAATCAAGAAAATCAAGAAAATCAAGAAAATCAAGAAAATCAAGAAAATCAAGAAAATCAATTAGAATCAGACACTAATTCTGCTCCAATACAAAATATTTATAATATTTTTAATTTAATTTTACAAAAACCTGAAAATCAAGATTTAACATCTCTTGGCATTAATGACTTATCAGAACTGGTTAATTCAACTAATGAACTAGATAATGATTTAAATACAGATGATTTTATGAAGACTACAAAATCAAAAATTAAAAATTTATTAATTGATAATAAGAAAGATTCTTCTTCATCCTCATCCTCTTCTGAATATTTAGAATTACCAGAAATTGATTCAAACAACTCTGAATCAATGAACACTGATAAATTTATTACTCTATTGGATAATGATAAAAATCCAACTTTTATTAATTATTCTGATATTGAAGATACAGATCAATTTATTTCTATTCTTAAAAACAAATATTCATCACAAACTAATGATAAACAAACTTTTACACCAACACCAACACCAACACCAATACCAACACCAATACAAAAATTACCAACACCAATACCAATACAAAAATTACCAACACCAATACAAAAATTTAATAATATTAATAATGATGAAAAAACAAGTGATATTGAATCAAGTATTAATACCCAAATGATTAAATTAGAAAATGAAACAACTTCTGATGATAATTCAATCATTTCTGTTAAAAAAAATACTCCAGAAAATTATTTAGAAAATTCCGAAACAAGTCCAATGGAATCAGAAATTATTAATGGAAAAAAAAATGATTTAATGCTAGAAAAAAAAGCAAATACTGTATTTAATCCGACCAATATAGATAATACATTAAATAATTCATTATCAAAATATATTGAAGAAAAAACATCTTCTAATGATAATTTAAATATGAAAAAAAAAAATATAAAATCTAATAATAATATTTTTTATAAAAATAGTATCAATAGAGATGAAAAAAAAAATAATCTATCTACATCAGATATAGATACCAATACATTATTAAATGCAATAAAAAAAATTCAAGGTAAATATAATAATGATTTGGCACCAAATGACATTATGACAGGAGGTAATATTAATAAAAAACAAAAAATAATGGGATATAGAAAAATAAATAACGATTCAGATCAAGTGATATTAAAGAAAAATCAATCTGAAAAGATTGATTATAATTTGTTATATGATTCCGAATTCGAATCCGGCTCAAAATCAAAATCAAAATCAAAATCAAAATCAAATTTAAATTCAAATGAATTATCAAGAATGATGGCTAGTCAAAAAGAAAAATTACATCAAGAAGTATTAGAAATGATTATGGGAATGTTAAATAAAGGATTATTACTTCAATCTAACAAACCAATTGAAGCTTCAGAGAAAAATGCAAAATTAGTTAAGGCTTATATTTACAGACAAATAAGTGAAAAAAACCCACAAATGGGAGGAATGGATAAAATTTTAGCATTTAAAACAATGGGAGAAAATGAAATAATTAATATGGTCAAAAAAATGCCAAATCTTGATGAATTAGAACAAAGTATAAAAAAACATTTGGAAGAAAAAAATAAAAAATCAATTGATGTTTCAGAAACTTCAGAAAACTCAGAAGAATCAGAAGAATCAGAAGAATCAGAAGAATCAGAAAACACTGATGCTAAGAAAAAAAAAACAACAAAAAAATCCAAAGATACCAAAAAAGATAAAAAATAAAATAAAATAAAACAAGTTTATAAATATTTATATATTGTGATTAAATATATAAATATTTTTTATTGGTATATATTAAATGGGATTAGATACAAATAATAAATCTACAAATATAAAAAATAAAAATTTTTTACAAAAAATATTGTTAAAAATAAAAGAAAATTTAATGTCAGAAGATATTAAAAATGAGATAAAAAATGAATTATTAGAACCGTTTTATATGGAAATAATAAATTTTATATTGCCACACTATGTGATATTTATGATATTATTTTTGATAATCATTATATTATTATTTTGCATAATATTAATGATATCAAATATAAAGAATAATAATTAAATTAATATATTTTATGCTTTTTTTTTATTATATTTGTATATTATAAAATAATAAAAATTATGTTGGTTTTAGCTAGATTATTGTTTATGGCAATTACATTGTATATGTTTATAAGTTTATTTTTAGATAAATTTGATGATAGACATAATGCAATTGCTTATAAAGTTTATTTATTTTTATTTGTATTTATAATGCATTTTTTATTTCAGGTTTTTACAATTCTTATTAATTCAGGTAAAGTTATTATTAATGAAATAATTGAAACATCAATAAATAATGCATTATTAGCAATTATTGCATTTGACATATATAATGATCTTTCAGTTGATAAATTTTTTGATACTTACACATCACAACAAAAAACATTAGTTCTTATACTTTTAATAATTGGATTTATGACTGGGATAAAAATACTACAACTATTAATAAGTAGTAATTAATTTTTATTTTATTGAATATTTTTTATTTGTTTTATATATATAAATATATAAATGATTTCATCTGATTTTATTAATAATTTAAAATATTATGGAAAATTTTTTATTATAATTATTATAATTTTTTTATTATTAAAATTTGTTATAAGTTTAAAAATTTATGAGGCACTATTATTATCACTTATTATAGCTGTTTCAATTTTAATTATAGAAAATTTAATTTATATTAACAATATTGCTTCTGATCCATTAAATTGTGATCAGTGTAAAATATCAATAGTAGAATCTAATGAACAAAATTTACCAATTCCAATACCAATTCCAATTCCAATTTCAAATATTGTCCCGAATCCACTGGGTTCAGAAGGAGAACAACAAAAGGAAACATTTATTTCAAGTTCAATTGAAACTTTAATTGATAATATTAGTTCAGTTATAAATCCAGAAAAAATTCAAATGTTAAAATCATCTGATAATGATATTTACGAATTCAAATGTGTTCGTGTCAATAAAAATAATAAACAAGAAAATACTAAAAATGAACATAAACAAGAAAATGAACACTATGAACCATCAAATTCTAATGGTCCAAATACAACTGGAATTTCTACAAATCATAATGATTCAAATATAATTCAAGGTTTTGATAATATTATCCATGACAATAATACTCAAGATAATGAAATTATTGAAGGTTTTACTAATGTAAATGAATTAGACAGTTTTATTAATGAACAAGAAAATAAAAATCATAATTTAATTAATAAATTAGAATCAAATCCTAGTATACAATTATTAAAACAACAAAATGGAAATTTTTTTAATAAAGATATAAACAATATTCAAACGAAAATTGAAACAGGAATTGAAAACTTACATAATCCACCATTAAATTCTATACCCGTTTCAAATACTGATTCTATTAATACTAATACTAATACTAATACTAATACTAATACTAATACTAATACTAATACTAATACTAATACCCAGAGACCAGAACAAAATTATAAACAAATATATAATGGAGAATCCAGACCTAAATTCAATAATCAAATTGGATCCAATACAGAATCTAATACAGAATTCAGACCAAAATCTAATACAGAATTCAGACCAAAATCTAATACAGAATTCAGACCAAAATCTAATACAGAATTCAGACCAAAATCTAATACAGAATTCAGACCAAAATCTAATATAGAATCTAATACAGAATCAGTTAAACAAAGTGAAAATATAATGTTAGAGGAATCATTACAAAGTCCATATTTAGCCAGAGCCGGATTATTAGGAAAAGAAAAAGAATTATCACCTCAAGAAAATAAACCATCATCAGAAACCCAATACAATTTAGATAGTCCAATTACATATGATGCAAGTTATGTTCAATATCAACAAGATGGAGAACAAAAACAAGAAAATGATATATCATTTAACAATAAATTATTTAAGTTAGGTATAGGTGAACAAAATTTGGTCAAACCATTTATGGAAGATGGTAAAGATTATTACAATAGAATATATAGTTATTCATCAAGTGCTCCAACACCAAAAGAATCATTAACTAATGAATTAAGATATGGTGATTATAATTATATAAGTCCATTAAATAAAGGAATGACTAATTCAGATTATACATTTGTGACTCCAAATAATTGGTATCCAGTACCTCCACATCCCCCTGTATGTGTAACAAATAAAAGATGTACAACATGTCCAATTCAAATTACTGATGGTAAAGATTATATGGCATGGGCATCATTAGAAGATTTTGATAATTCAAGAAGATTTACAGGAAATATGGGTATAAATATAGATTATGTGAAAAATGTACTAAATAATGATAATGGTTATTAATTCAATTCAATATCACATATATTCAATATCACATATATTCAATATCATATAATAAATTCATAATATTTTCCTGATAAACACAATCAAATGTTTTCCAATATAAATAATATTTTGAATAAATAATAGCATCCAAATATAAATTAGTTTTATTAGTATAATCATTTTTTTTTTCTGATATAAATTTTAAAATAAATTTATTCATAATATTTTTATATGGGGAAATAGAATTAATCGTAATGTCTTTGGAATAACTAATATAAAAATTTTCAAAAAACATAATTTTAATTATAGAAGATATATATATTTATTTATATAAGTTTAAATTTATATCTTTTTTTCAATTTTTATTCTATAAATGTTTGATATAAGATATATATTAATTATAATACTATTGGGTATAATTATATATTTGGTGTATAATTTATACTCATACCAAACAAGTAAAGTAGATAAATTAAAAGAAAACATTAATGATAAATTAGATGTTGAATTTGAAGATATAAATGAACGATTATGTGAAATAGAAGAATTAATAGAAAAAAGATTTAATGGCTGTGATAAAAAAATAAAAGATTTATATTCACTACAAAATAAAACAAATGAAGTAAATAAAATGAATAATCAATCAGTATTAAATCAAATAAATCAATATGATGAAGGAATTGAAGATTTAGGAGAAAATCGTGATCAGATTTTTAATTCTGTTGAAAATTCTTCAATAAATAAACAACAACATATTGGTAAAAATTGTTTTATAAAAATAAGTCAATTAAAACCTAATGAAAAAGAAAATTTTTATATGAGCCCAGATAATAAATATTCTCACAAAGATAATGATTCATCACAAAGTGAACATAAAGTTATGAATCATTATGAATTAGGAAGCAAAACATCTGATGAACATGAACATGAACATGAACATGAACATGAACATGAACATGAACATGAACATGACCATAAACATTCAAAATCATCCAGTTCATCCAGTTCATCCAGTTCATCCGGTTCATCAGGTTCATCCAAATCATCCAAATCATCCAAATCATCCAAATCATCCAAATCATCCAAATCATCCAAATCATCCAAATCATCCAAATCATCCAAATCATATCATATGTTAAAAACAAAATTAAATGAAGAATCGGATAATGGAATAGTTTTAGAAATAAATGAAACTTTTATAAAAACTCCATATATGATGGAAAATAATCCAAAAGCAAATAATGCTTACAAATCATTAAATGCATTTTCAAATATTATTAAAAATAATTCAGATAATATATATAGATCACCAAAAAAAAGTAATGATAGTATAATTAATGACTATCTAACCAATAAATCAGATCCATTGGATAATGAACCCTATTTATTAGGTGAACATGATAAATCCAACAAATCTAACAAATCCAACAAATCCAACAAATCCAACAATCTAAATAAATCTAATTCATCAGAAACGAATTCAAATGAAGAAATTTCTATTGGATCTGATCCACCATTATTAAATCCAGAAATAATTAATAAAATTAATTTTTTAAATAAATTAAGAAAGCCAAATAAAATAATTGATATAACACCATAAAATATTGAATTATTTTTAATATACAACTCATAAAATTTCATCTAATTTTATTTTATTTCATTTCACATTGTATCATCAGATTCAATACCAAAAACAATATTGTTTTTATGGTTATAATTTTAATAATAAAAAAAATATTTAATATATAATTGAATATTTTTTTATAACCCAAATAATATATATAATAAAATGGATAACTTTTATAGAAATTGCCCCCCAAAAATGGACGATGGAAGATTTACAACAAATTATAAGTCTGATTCAAGTATAAATGAATATATAAAATACATGAATGGAATTACAAGAGATGATGATTACAGATTATTTTTACAAATTAATGCTGAAAAATTAATGGATTCAGAATGGTTATATTTAAGAAAAAATGATTCATGTTGGAATAATGCATGTGTACATAAATATCCATTAAGAATGGATCCAAGATTATTTTCACAAGAAAGAGACGATGCAAATATGTTATTTAAAACAAAAGAACTTCCTGAAAGTTTTAAATGTGCCAGTTATACCGATTATAGAATGACAGAAACTCCTTTACAAAATTATCAAGTAAATCCAAATTCATGTAATTCTTGTAAAAACCAATAAAACAATATAGTAGTTTTTAAATTAGTATTTGTTAATTGTTAATTGTTAATTGATTTATTTATTTTTTTATGTAAAAAAATAAATAAAAAATATCTATGATAAATTATATTATAGTATAATCAAATGGATAAAAAATCTACTAACACAGGTGTAAATAAATCATTATTAAAAAGTTTAAATAGAAGTTATATAAGTGAACCAATAAAAGACGAAAATAAAATATTAGAATTAATGAGTAAATTTATTAGTGGAGAATTAGACACAATCAATACTATTTTAGGATCAAATGAAATACTTAATTTTAAAGATTCATCTGGTCAAACATTAATTCATGCAATCATAAGAAATGAATCATCCAATATATCTGAAGAAGATAAATTACAAATAATCAGAACACTTGTTGATAAAAATGTATCGTTAAACTCAATGACACAATTAAATCAAAATCCACTCCATTTGGCATGTCAAAGAGGTTATGGGCTGATTATAACTTATTTATTGGCTAATGGATGTGAACAAAAATTAAATGATAATAATGGTAATGCACCTATACATTATTTAATTGAAAAATTTATTGACACATGTAAACAAGATGATTTTTATAAACCTGCAAATGGGGAAATTAAATCAATTAATTCTGGACAAATGAAACAAATTAACGATATAATAAAAAATCAAAGTATAAAGATTTTAATCGAATTATTTGAAAAAAAAAAAACAACAGATGAAAAAAATTATATTTGTATTGATGATGGTACACGTGTAATTGTTTCAATTCAAAATTTTATCAAAAATACAACACAATTAATGTTACCAAATATTTACAACATGATAGATAATAAAGTTTCTGAGATTAATAAAATATATTCAGATTTTTCCGACCCAGATGAAAATAAATTTGAAAAAGCAAAAAATATTGTTTTAAATACTCAAGAAGAAATTAAAAAATTTTATAACTATAATCTTGATAATGATTCTACAATATGGGATGATAATTTTATTCAAAACCAAAAAGAAAAAATCATCGCAAATAAAAAAAATCAAATTGAAAAAATTAATAAAGTTATTGTTGATATCTCCAATAATATAAAACTAATTCAACAAAAATTAAATAAAAATATGAAAAAAAATTATTACGATCAAATAATTAAATATGTTGGAGGAATATTTTTTGTTTATGAAACACTAAAAAAATATTCTCCGACACAAAATCTTACAGATGCTTTAGGAAAACAGCTTACTAATGTTTCAGGAAAACTAAGTAATGATGATTCAGGAAAACCAATTAAAATATATTCAGTTATTAATGATAATAATGGTAAATTATCATCTGGAAAAAATATTTTATTTTGTAATAATTGTAATGCATGTTATTGTATTATAAATGAAATTAATGATACAATACTAAATGAATTTTTAATAGATAAAAATACACCCATTAATATCTTTATTAATTTTGGAGATTCTATTGATAATATTGTATTATTAAATAAACCGGTTAATTTAGATGATGATTCTTGCTATTATGAATATTCAATTACAGATCCACAAAGTAATTCAAATATAACTGAAAGTTTTGAAGAAGGAATTCCATTTTTTAAGGGATTTGAAAATAACGGTCCAAATCCCTCAAATCCTTTAATATGGAATTATTGGATTCCACAACCATTAATGATTAATAAAACAAATCCAAATGGTTTCGTAGATTTAAAGAACAGATTGACTAATCAGATTAGTTATAAATTAGAATTCATAAATGAAAAATATTTATGGGAAAATAAAAAAAAGTATTTTAAATATAGTTCAATAAGAGTTTTAATAGTAACAATTAACCAATATATACAATCATTGATTCAAATGATAAGTTTAAATAAAGATGAAGATGCTTTAAGAAGTTATATTCAAAAAATAGATTTATTTTACATAAAGGAATTTACAAATATTATGATTAAAATAATAAATAATCTTGTTATTTTGGAAAAATATATTGGTGATATTGATACAAAACAATTACAAGATTCAAATATCCATTATAAAAAAATAATAGATAATTTATTGAGAGAACCAAATATAAAAAAGAATTCAAGTGTAGAAAAAGCAATTAAAAAATTATTATTTATTTGGGAAACAACAGATATTGATAATCCTAATGATTCCTCCAATATATTTTTAAATATAAAAAAAAAAAGTTACATTGACGATATTAATTATATATATAATGTAACTTTAAAACTTTTTGATTTTTTTAGTGAACTTGTTGAAAATATCAATAGGTACCAATCAGAATTTCAATTTGAAAAATACAATGAATTTATCGGTAATTATATTAAGGGTGATAAAAGCCAAGTCAAATTAACAAATACAATATTTAATGACTATAATTTTAATATTAGAAAAAAATTCCCAGATAGTTATGACAAATATAAAGAGTTATATTTTAATATACTTCCAAATATTAATTTGTATGGGAAAGAAAATATTGTATATATTAATGATTTAACAAAAATAATAATGAATCCAAATTATAAATCTAATTTAATTGAAAATGTTTTTCCATACTTGAATACTTTTAATTTTAATTCATTTTATATGGGAACAGATTCTATTGAATATTCGAAATTTGAGATTTATGGTGATGATCCTGAAGAATCAGAAGATGAATCTGAAGAATCAGAAGATGAATCAGAAGATGAATCTGAAAAATCATTAAATCTGAATGCTACAGAATTTACGCCTAAAAAACCATTGGGGGGAGGAGCATCTGAATTATATTTAAATGATCAAACAAAATCTTTATTAAAATTTCAATTTATTCCAGATTCTAAATATAATTTATCAAAATTTATTAATTCCAACGGTAAATATAAATTTGCAAGAGGTTATAATATAATACAAACCGATATCAAATGTGAGGGTAAACCAGAAAAAAATACATTATGTGATATTGCCAATATAAAAACCAGATCAGAAATTGATTCATCTCTAGATTCAATTTTAGAAGATAAAAGTAAAGTTACAAAATTCAATATCCAAGATAATTTTATAATAAAAAAAATAAATTTTGACTCATATATAATAACACATAATTTAAATGGGTTAATTAATTTGATGGTATTTTTGATATATCAGATGTTAATAAAAGATAGTAAAAATTCTAATTGTTTTTTTAACAAACCAACCAATATACAATATAAAAATATAAAATCCCCATCTGAAACAAAAGATTTCTCTGTTGGAATAAATTTAGAAGGTGATCCTTTAGATCAGATACATAAAGATAATATATTCAAAACATTAGCTTTTATAAATGCAAATGAAAAAGAAAAAAAAAATTATTTGATAGACAATATTAAAATATTTGTAAAAAAAATTATTGCAATTCAATTAAATGAGGAAGTAAAAAATATTTTTAAAGAAATTAAAATTACTGATGGATCAGGATCGGGTTCAACCAAAGTATTTACAAATATAAATTCAACAGACAAAATAAATATATTCAATGAAAATATTAATAAGATATCCAATAATAATTTAGCCAATAATACAAAAAATATAATCGAACATTCAAGTTTACCGACATTAGAATCTAATCAGGTATTAAATGCAATGAAAAATAATCCAATAGAAAAAACAAGTAGAAAAATAATAGGTTCACAATGTTTAAATATAAGAAAAATGGATGAACTATTAGATATGAACAGATTAGATGGAGAAAATGGGTTTAATTATAAAATATTGGATTTAAATGGAAATACAATTATAACCAGACTAATAGATCAATTTAATTTGTACGGGATAAAAAAAATAATTACCAAGAAAGAATTTTTAAAAAGTTATAAAAATATTAAACAAGAAACACCTGTCGAATATTTAATAAAGATTATGTTTAATATACAAAATGAATACGATGAAAAAATTTTTAGTCAAAGAATAAAAGTTTATTCAATAGCATTATTAAATTCAATAGAATCGGATGAAAATTTTAAAGATATATCATTGGAAAACTCAGAAAGTTTAATGAGAGAAATTGTGACAAATTCTATATTTATGTTTAATGAAGTAATGTGGTTAAAACTATATGATTTTCCAACAGGATGGGGTTTAAAGGAAAAAAAAGAATTAAAAAAAGAATTGGGAATTGGTAAAGAAGAATTATTAATAAATAGTTTTGATTTTGATTCGGATATCAAATTGTATGTGGGAGAAGAACAAGAACAGATTTCTAAAAAATTAAAATCATATATAGACAATTTACAAAATGAAATAAGTAATTACAAAAATAAAGTTTCAGAATATAAAGAATCTGAAAAAGATTCTGAAAAAGATTTTATCGGTCAAATAGATATTTCTACTAATATAACGGATATTAATAATTTGATAGATGAAAAAATCCGAATGAAAGAACATTATGAAGCTTATATTGGAAATTTGGATAAAAAAATTTCCACTTATACTAATGTAGATTTAGCAAAAGCATTTGACAATTTAAAATTAATTAAATCAACAGGTATTGATTGGGACGAATATAAAAATTTAGTTAGTAAATTGGGTGATAGTTATTTTAAAATTATTCGGATATTAAATAAAAAAATACAAAATAAAAATACTATAAGTAATTTTTTATTGAACATAATAAAAAATAAAATAGAACAAAAATCATTAGAAAAAATTAATATTTTTACCAGGTATTTTAAATTAATTTTTGATAATGCATTTGGTGATTATTGGGATTTGGATAGATACGAAGATTCAAATTATAATGTATTGAATAAATCAATAATAGAAATATTAAAAATAAATGTGATAGGTATAATTGCTAATGAATTAACCAATACAATAATTCATTATATGATCCAAACCAAAAATATTACCGATAAAAATAAAATAATAAACGAGTCAATAATAGAATCAATAAAATTATATTTGTATCAGTGTTTGATAACAAAATTAAAAATAAAAAATCCTGATAATTCAACATATATTGATATTGAAACACAAAAAACCAGTATTATAAAAGAATTAAATATGTTGGTTGGAGTTGGAGTTGGAGTTAGATCAAATGAACAAAATAATTTGGAATTAAGCAAGATAATAGAATTTAACAGATTTTTGTGTGAGAACATAGGATATAATTGTTATGAAGAAATAATGAAAATATTATTTGATGGTAAGAAAATATCAATATATTATAAAATGTATAATGAATTAAAAGATTAAAAGAAAATTAGATTCTTGACATATAAGTAGTTATATTAGTATTTTCAGGAATATTATTTAAAGAGGTTATTTCAAGAGTAAATGAAAGATTTAAATTACCAAAGTTTACTAATCCACCATTTGGTAAAACAAATGTAAATTTTAAATTAGTCAATGATTTTAGGGGTGGATTAAAATAAACAGGAGAAGGAACAAATGTATTATATAAATAAGAATTTGGTTGTCCATTTAATAAAAATTTATAAAAATATGCAGGACCATTTGGAGTATAATTATTATTAAAATTTTCTGCTAACAATAAAATGTAATTAAAATTAAATCTTGAATATTCTGTAATAAATTCAATAGGAGGAACATTATTATTAATTATTAATATTTTTTTAATATCAAAATAATAAGAGTCAGTATTAGTAATAGTAAAGTTATTTTGGACACCTGAATAATCGGTAATAGCACTTGATATACCTACAAAAGAGAATCCCATAAGTGCACCAAAAGTATCTGGGAAATTAAAAAATAATCTAAAAACGGCATAAGTTTTAATCTTAATACCTAATCCACCTTTTGTATCACCAACACTAGGAATCTCATTTATATTTTTAATTGAAATTTCATAAAAATTATTATTAATAACATTAGTTATGATGTGACCCTGATCTGTATTAATGTAGTCACTTTTGATAGTATAATAATCTATACTTCCAGTTATAAATATTTTATCTCCTTTTCTAAGATTATGTTGGTGTTGATTAATTCTTATTATGAATAAATTTGAATTAATTAATGAATTAATTTGTGTGATACTGTCAAAACAATTTGGAAGAATAAATATATTAAATGAATTAATTTTTGTTATATTTGTATCTGGATTAAATTCAACATTAATGAAATTATACTCATATAAATTAATGGTATTAAATAAATTTTTTCTTTTGACTTGGGAAACTTTAGTTTCAATAGCTAATTTAAGTTCATCGTAAGAATAATATCCAGTTTCCAACTCTATTTGATAAATACCTTCATCAATTATATTTTGCCAATAAAATTTATTATTTACATCTTGAATATATTTTAAATTAACATCACCAGAACTTGGTTTAGTATTTTGATCAGTATTTTGATCTGTGCTAATAATATTTTTTTGTACATTTGGTATTTCAGAACTAATTAGTTTAATTGAACAAATATTATTATAATTTTTATCAAGATTAATGGCAAATTGATTTGGATTAGGATAACCTTGAACAAAACCATCAATTTTTCCAATTTGAATATTTTGACCAGTTCTAAATGCATCATTTATCCAATAACCATCTAATATAATATTTTTATTTAGGGAAATTATATTTGTTAAAATTAATTTAATATAATTACTTGTAACTTCACTAACAGTTAAATAATTATTTAAACTATCTGTTGTAACAGGAGTATTTGAATTTATTAAATTAATGGGATAATTACCTAAACTATAATAAAATATTGTACAATTTGAAATTAAAGTTTTATCGGAATCATTTTCAGAATAAAAAAAAATAGGTAAATCAAAAGCAAGTCTATTATCATTATTAATATTAACTATATAAACTTTATGTAATTCGTTAATTAAATTTAATGGAATATTTTTCCAATAAGGTAAATTATCACTACTTGTAACTCCATTTATTTTAATAAATATATCATAATAAGGAATTGATTCACTAAAATTAGGTGTTAAATCAAGTACAACTGTTGATGAACCATTATTAAAAAAAAAATTTAAATTTTCATAATAAACCAAATAATTTTTAAAACCTTTTAATATTAAAAAGTCATTTTTTTTAAAATATTTATCGGCATTATCAATATAAATATTAAAATAATTACTTTCATTTATAAACTCTAAAGAATAATTACTAATACTAATATACTGATTTATATTAAGATATGTATTAATATTTCTATTAGCAGAATCTACATTTATATAACTTTTTGTTTTAACAACTTGTGTATTAATAGGATTTAAATTTTTTTTGTTTAAATAATCAAAATACATATCATATTCTTTAGGATAAATAACGGGATTAGAAAAGTTAACATCATCAATATATGTTGGATAATTATTAATCCTATATACTGAGGTATGTTGTTCATTATCTAATCTTTCTACATAATTATCGTTTTTATTTTTATCTCTTTGTATTTTGCTATTATAATCTAAAATTCGTTGGTAATCATTGTCTAAATTTGCTATTATATTTGATTGGTTATTAAAATTATTAATGGTATCGGATTGATTCCCTCCTATGTGTTTTTCGGCAAATTTTATATTTTGTGAAAAATTTATATCATTTTGATCAAATATATTTGTCATTATTATTGTTATTTATAATTTGATTATTATTATGATTAAATCATTAAGCCATTTTATTTTATGGAAAAATCAAAAAAATTGATAAAAAAACATTTAAAGATATAATTTATATATAAAATAACATTTATTATGGCAAGTAAAAAGAATGTTAAAATCAGTGAATCTAATACTATTAGTATAGAAGAACAATATAAGAAAAAATCATTACATCAACATATATTAGATTTACCAGATTCATATATAGGATCTACACAAAATGATTTAATAAATATATATGTGTATGATGAAGAAGAAAACAAAATAGTAAGAAAGGATAAACATATAGTATTGGGATTATATAAGATATTTGATGAAGTTCTTGTTAATGCTGCTGATAATACTGTTAGAGATTCCAAATGTAATAGAATAGAAGTATCAATAGATAAAAAATCAGGTGAAATATCAATATGGAATAATGGATCAACAATTCCAATAGAAATTCACAAAGATTATGATATTTATGTACCAGAATTAATTTTTGGAAATCTTTTGACTTCGGGAAATTATGATCAAAAAGGAAAAACTGTTGGGGGTAAAAATGGATACGGGAGCAAACTTGCAAATATTTATTCAACAAGATTTGATGTTGAAATAGCAGATCCAATAAGAAAAAAAAAATATTTTCAAAGATTTACAAATAATATGTTTGATAAAGAAGAACCCGTAATATCAACAATTGATAAACATGTTGATTCTTATACAAAAATAACTTTTATCCCAGATTATAAAAAATTTGGATTAAAAGATTTAACTGATGATATGGTTGGGTTACTTAAAAGAAGAGTATATGATATAACAGGAACAACAACTTCCAATGTGAATGTGTGGTTAAATGGAAAATATCTTGATATTAATTCGTTTAGGGATTATATTGGAATGTATTATTCAGAAGATATTAGTTCAGATTTAATTTATGAAGAATTTAATGAAAGATGGACTTTGGGTGTTGTATATGATCCTAATGCAGGATTCAGACATATGAGTTTTGTAAATAGAATCAGTACATTTCAAGGAGGAACACATTTAAATTATATTTCAAATCAAATTGTAGATAAAGTAATTGAAAATATTATATCACAACCCAAATATAAAACCCTTAAAATTAAACCCCATCAAATAAAAGAAAATCTTACAATCTTTATAAATTCTGTTATTGAAGATCCATCATTTAGTTCTCAAACTAAAGAAGTTCTTACTACTAAATCATCATTATTTAATATAAAATGTGAAATTGATGATAAATTTATAGGAAAAATATGCAAAACTGGATTAGTGAATGAGATTGTTCAAATAGCTCAAATTAAACAATTGGGAGAATTAGAAAAATCAGATGGTAAAAAAAATAATAATCTTAAAAATTTGACTAAACTGGATGATGCCAGATTAGCCGGTTCTAAAAGAAGTTCAGAATGTAGACTTATTGTGACTGAAGGAGATTCAGCAAAAACCTTTGCTATATCAGGTTTAGAAATCATTGGAAGAGACTTATATGGGGTATTCCCACTCAAAGGTAAACTACTTAATGTTAGAAATGCTACACCAAATCAATTACTTTCAAATGAGGAGATTAAAAATCTAAAACAAATTATGGGATTAAAACAAAATACAGTTTATAATGATACAAAAAAACTTAGATATGGTGGAATAATCATTTTAACTGATCAGGATGTTGATGGTTCCCATATCAAAGGATTATTAATAAATTTTTTCCATTATTTTTGGCCAAGTTTATTAAAAATAAAAGGATTTATTCAATCAATAGCAACTCCAATCGTTAAAGCCTATAAAAATTCAGATACAAAAAAACTAAATCCAGAAATATTTAATACATTAACAGAATATAAAAAATGGTGTGAAAAACAAGGTGATGATGTTGGAAAAAAATATAAAATAAAATATTTCAAAGGTTTGGGAACATCAACAGCAACAGAAGCAAAAGAATCATTTGGTGATTTTTACAATAAAATAATAAATTATGTATGGGAGACAAATGATGATTCATCAAATTTATCAGGAGGAGATAATGAATCTGTCAAATCAACTAAATCTGCTAAATCTACTAAATCTGCTAAATCTACTAAATCTGCTAAATCTACTAAATCTACTAAATCTATCAAAACAAATAATGATGATAATGATGATAATGATAATGATAATAATGATAATGATAATGATAATGATAATAATGATAATGATAATGATAATGATGATAATACTTCTTTATCTGATGAACCTGTTGATAAAAATGATCTATCATATCAAGCTATCACATTAGCTTTTGCTAAATCAAAAGAAAATGATAGAAAAGAATGGGTAAGACAACGAGATGAAAACTTAATAATTGAAAATAATGTTAAAAATATTCCAATATATGATTTTGTCAATAAAGATTTAATTCATTTTTCATATGATGATAATCAAAGATCTATTCCAGATTTAATAGATGGGTTAAAACCATCCCAAAGAAAAATTCTTTATGGAGCATTTAAACGTAAATTAGATAATGAAGAAATTAAAGTTGCCCAATTATCAGGATATATTAGTGAACATACAGGATATCATCATGGTGAAGCATCTCTTCAAGGTGCTATTATTAAAATGGCTCAAGATTTTTGTGGTTCAAATAATATTAATTTGTTATTTCCATCAGGAAATTTTGGTACAAGAAGACTTGGAGGTAAAGATGCTGCAAGTTCCAGATATATTTTTACTCTATTGACAAGTTTAACAAGAAATATATTTATAGCAAAAGATGAACCTGTATTAGAACAGATTATTGAAGAAGGAGATTTAGTAGAACCTGTAAGATATTATCCAATTATTCCAATGTTATTGGTAAATGGTTCAGAAGGTATTGGAACAGGATTCAGTACTAATATTCCTCCTTTTAATCCTCAAGATTTAATTTTAAATATTAGGGCATATTTAACGGGAACACATGTTGACAAATTAAATGAACTTACACCATGGTATTCGGGATTTACAGGAAGAATAGAAAAATTTACTGATAAAAAAAAAAATCAAGTCAAATTTATCAGTTATGGAAATTATGAACAGATTGATGAATACACATTAAAAATTACAGAATTACCAATTGGTGTATGGACACAAGATTACATTGATTTTTTATCAAAATTACTTGACGATGAAAATGGAATATTGACTGATTATGAAAATAATTGTGGAAATCATAAAATTAATTTTAAATTATATTTTAAAAATGGAGAATTACAAAAATTAATCAAATCAAAATCTATTGTGGAAAAATTAAAATTAACATCATCAATTCAAGTATCAAATATGCATGTTTATAAAAATAATCAAATACATAAATATTCTAATCCAAATTATATGTTGAAAGACTATATTGAAATGAGATTAGATATTTATAATAAGAGAAAAATACATTATGTTAAAGTTTTAGAAAATGAATTAAAATTACTAAAATACAAAAGAAAATTTATTAAACAAGTTATTTCTGGAGATATTATCATTTATAAAAAACAAAAATCTGTTTTGATTGGAGAATTAGAAAATTTAGAATATCCAGAATTATCAGTCAATATTAATTCAAAACCATCATATGATTACTTAGTAGGAATGCCTATGTGGTCATTAACATTAGAAAAAATTGATGAATTAGAATCAGATTATAATGAGAAAAAAAATGAACTTGAACTTTATAAAAATAAATCTGTCCAAAGTCTATGGATTGAAGAACTAGAGATTTTTGAAAATTCATACTTAAAATGGTTTGGAAATAAAATAGCTTTAATATCTGAAAATCCTATTTCAAAATTAAAATCAAAGTCAAAATCAAAATCAAATGATCAAACCAAATCTAATGATGCAACCAAGTCAAATAATCAAACCAAATCTAATGATGCAACCAAGTCAATTATTAAACAAAAAGATTTAAAAGAAAAAAAAAATAAATCAATTGTGACTAAATACTAAATAATAATATAGTTAGTTTTTTTTAATTAATTAATATATTGAATATTTACAATATATTAAAAAAGTGAAAATACAAAAATTTAATCAAATATCACATATACAAAGATTAGCTAAAATTATTTTTTTTAATTTTATTGAACTTGAAAATGAACCAGATATTGTATTTAATATTGATGATATTATTTCAACATTATCTTCTAATAATTTATTAGGATGGTTTTTATTAGATAATAATGGTAAAATTTGTGGATATATTGTTGGTGAATTAAAAGAATTAACAGACGGAAGATATGTTTATTATATTAGTTATTTTTATTTAATCCATAAGTTTAGATCTCAAGGATTAGGATATAAAATGATGCTAATGTGTTTAGAATACATAACTTCAATCAATGTTCCATTTATTATGTTAATATCAAGTGTACATTCTAAAGCTTTTAAATTATACAAAAATATGGGATTTGGTTTTGATCCAATTATAAAAATTAATAATCCTAATTATGCTGTATTACTTTTGTATACAAATTAATTTGCTTTACAATACATAATTTATTTTTATATAAAATTTATTTTATATAAATATAAATTTTATATAAAAATAAATACTAAATTTATATAAGATGACTTTTTATGATAAATACATCAAATATAAAAATAAATATTTACAATTAAAAACAGGTGATAATATCGGTTCCCAATATAAAGAATATAAAGAATATAAAGAATATAAATTAGATAAAAATATTAAAAATAATAATATAGTAAATATTATTGGATTTGTAAATAAAAAAGATATCCCATGTATTGAATATTTAAATTTACAATTGAGAGGAATAATAGGACAAATACCACCAAATGTTTTTGATAATTTTATAAACATGACAAAATTAAACTTATCTAATAATAAGATAGAAGCCAATTTCCCTAAGTTAGATTTACCTAATTTAATTTATTTAAATTTATCTAACAATAAATTTATCGGGAATTTATCTAATATATGTTGTTTAAAAAATTTAACCCATTTAGATATATCAAATAATTATATAAATGGAAGACTTGGAGAAATAAGCAATTTTGTTATGCTAAAATATTTAAATATATCTGATAATAATTTTAATGAAAACATATCAAATCATTTGGATAAATTATTAAATTTAGAATATTTAAATTTATCATCAAATAAAATTTCCGGAAATTTTCCAATATATTTTACTAAGTTTTCAAAATTACAATATTTAAATATTTCAAATACTCTAATAACCGGTTCAATACCAAAACAAATCTATTGTTTGGATAAATTAGAACAATTTGATTTTTCTATTGAAAATTTTGATTATGATTTGAATAATTCATGTGCCCATACCATAAATAATTATGTTGGTTCCTGTTGGAATTTATCAATCATGATGATATTTTTAATGGGAGATAAAACAAATAAAACAATTATAGATTGGTTTACCAAATATAAAAATTATGACCAATATAAAAATTATATTGATCAAATAAATTTGAAATTTGATATAAAAAAAATTTATGAGAAATATTATTTTGATCCTATTCAAGAATTAAAAAAAAATAAAGATAATCAACTTTATTTAAAAAATTATAGTGTTGAAGAATTAAAAGATGAAAATTTAATGGAACAAAAAAGAAGAGAATATAAAAGTAAAAATCCAACCAATAAACTTGTATTTTTATTTACATCCGATACAATTGCAAAATTTATTGAACTATTATCCAATAGATTAAAATTTTTAAATATTAGTATCCCCGCAAATAAAAAATTAATTATAGAAGATATTTCAAAAAATATTGATGAATCAACACAAAATTTATATCATGAAATGTTTCCATTAGTTGGTAGAGAAAAAATTAATGGTGGACGAATTAATGAACAATTTAATTTTACATTACTAATTGCTATTATTTTTTTCTCAAAAAAAATAAATTTTATAAATTATTCATATGATATTGATAATTATAATTTAATTTTTAAACATGAAACTTTATTTTATAATAGAATTACAATCGATACAAAATATATAGATAATTGTATAGGAATAGAAATTAAAACTGAAAAACATTCAATGGCTTTTTACAAATGTAATGATCAAAAATTTTTCTGTAATTGCTATGAAGAAAATAAAATTATACCATTTGATTATGAAATAATGTTTGAAAATATTAAATTTTTAAACACAACAAATACAAAATTTCAAATTCAATGTGATCCGACTGATTTTATATTCCCATTTATATTTGAAATTTTTGATAATAAACATCATTTTTTAATGTGTGCTAATAAAACCATTAAAAATTTCAATAATCTTGATAATATCACACAATTCAAATATAAAGAAGGAAAGATATTTATAAAATATGATAATATAGTAGGCTTTATTTTTATTATATTAGAAGATATTAAATAAAAAAAAGTTATATTATATGTAAAAAGTCATCAAAAAAATAATTTTAGACTTTATAAAATGTATCTTGGATATAATTTAATATATCAAATATCAAATATTAAATATCAAATATCAAATATCAAATATCAAATATCAAATATCAAATATCAAATATCAAATATCAAATATCAAATATCAAATATCAAATATCAAATATCAAATATCAAATATCAAGTACCGATGACAAAATAATATGGTGTTATATGCTGATTTTTGTATACGGGTATATTTTTTTTATTTTTTTCCTTAGTTTTCCATTATATTCTTTATTTTTCAATATTTTATAAAGAACATTTTTATATATTGAAAAAAAATTATTGATTTAAAATATTTTCAATATATATTGGAAATACAAATGTATAATAATATTACGATTGATTTTTATTCCAAAGATAATTTAGACATAAGAAAAGATAATGGAATATATATAACTCCTTATAGTATTATTGAAAAATGTTTTCAAAATGAAAAATTATCAGATTACAAGGACATATTAGAACCTTCATTTGGTTCTGGACAGTTTATTGACATTATAATAAAACTTTCAAAAAAAACAAATAATATTGTAGGAATTGAATTATTTAAAGAACTTTTTGATTCTGTTAAAAATCATTATTCAAAAAACAAAAATATTGATCTAATCAATATTGATTTTTTAATTTGGAATACTGATAAACAATTTGATTTGGTTATTGGTAATCCGCCTTATTTTGAATTTATACTTGATCCTAAACAAAAAAAAAATTATTCTGAAATTATTTCTGGGCGAGTTAATATTTATTCAATTTTCATTTTCAAATCTATTCAATTATTAAAACCTAATGGTAAATTGATTTTTGTTATTCCAACAAGTTTATTGTCTTCCAAATTTTTTGAAAAAATTAGATTTTATATTCATAAGACTTGTAATATTGATGATATTACAATTTTAGGAAGTAAAAATTTCAACGATGCATTACAATCTACTATGATTTTAAAAATTATTAAATTATCTGAACAAAATATTTCAAATGATAAATTCATCGTTAAATTTTCAAATACAATTGTTTTTTCTGATAAATATATAGATACAAATAAACTTATTAAAAATAAAAAATTCATTTGTGATTATAATTTGAATGTTAAAACTGGCAATATTGTTTGGAATCAACATAAATCTAAATTATCTAATAAAAAAAAAAATAAAAATTATTTTCCTTTAATTTATCCCAGAAATCTCGTTGATGGAAATATTCAATTTAAATCTGATAATAATAAAAAACAATATATTAAAATAGATAAGGAACCTATTTTTGGACCATTAATTGTAATTAATAGAATCATTGGTTCCAATGATATTTTTCTTAAACCTGTTTTTATTAAATCAACCGATAAACCATTTTTTTTTGAAAATCACATTAATATGATTACAGGTAAATTGGATGATTTGCAAATTATTTATAATTCTTTAATTAAACCTGAAACCATTCATTTTATTAAAAATATTATTGCTAATACACAATTATCAAAAAATGAATTATTATTTATGATTCCTATATTTTAACAAAAATATTGTAAGAATATAAAGATTTCTTAAAATTATATGAAGATAAAATTGAAAAATGATAATATATTAGATATTATTTTAATTTATTATTGAGTTTTAATATATTTTAAATTTTATTAAAAATATTTAAATTTTATATAAGATATATATTAATTAATAACACAAATCATTAATGAATATTAATTTTATTATAGTATTGTTATATTTATTAATTTATTTGAAATTTGGAATATTATTATTATTTATTCCATTTTCAGTAATATTCTTTTTTTTTCCTGCAAATATTAAATTTATATTTGCGATTAAAAATATTGTAGCATCTTCTTTATCATTTATAATTAAATCATTTATGGGAATAAATGTTAATGTAAACTCACTAAAATTGTTTAATGAATTGACTTCAAATTCAAAAGGTAAAAATATAATAATTTCAAATCATTTAACGGAATTAGATCCTACATTAATAACATTAATTTTTAATGATATAGATTATTTTTACTCAAAAATAAATTATTTATCAAAAAAACTAATAGGATTTTTAGTGCCAAGTGTTGGTATTCTTGGAATATACACTGGTGATATTTATTTGGATAGACAAATTAATTTGGATAAAAATAAATTATCTATAAAAGTAAATTCAAATTATTTAATGTTATATCCTGAAGGAACGTGTTTTACTAAAGAAAAAAAATTCAAATCAGATGAATATTGTAAGAAAAATAAATTACCCATTTTTAAATATCATTTATATCCAAGAGTAAGTGGATTAAAACTTATATTGGAAAATAATACTGATGTACATTGGATTTATGATTTAACTTTTGTTTACGATACAATTAGTAAAAAAAAATACGGTCCTTGTTATGAATTTTTAAGTTTCATTTCCAAATATAAATTTCCAAAAAAAATATTTATAAAAATTAAAAAATATAGAATAAATAAAAATGATAATATTAACAAAAAAATAGAAAATATTTATATTGAAAAGGATGAGTTTATAAATAATTTTGATATTAATAATAATGATTTTATCCCGATAAAATATGACCATTACAAAGGTTTAATTAAATTCATAATTATAAGTATATTTAGTTTATCATCTATTTATCTTTTTTATAAATATAAATTTTACAAATATTTATGTCTGAGTGAGATGATTTATTTTTATATTTATTTTTATTTTTATGGATAGAATAAATATAAATTTACAATAAATTTTTAACTAATATAAATTTACAATAAATTTTTAACTAATATAAATTTACAATAAATTTTTAACTAATATAAATTTACAATAAATTTTTAACTAATATAAATTTAAATACGTATGGGAAATATAAATTATTTTAATATTGGTATTTTTTCTTTATTAGTATTGGGTATTGGTATATATTATTATAGAAAATATTGCAACCATCAAACCTTTAAAAATATAGAAAAAAATTATAAAAAAACATTAGAATGGGAAAATAAACTTGATATTTATGAAATATCAATGCCAATATTTTATACTTGTTGTCCAAAAAAACCCAAATGTATTTTATTAATTGGAGGTTATAAAGATATTCCATATGTTTGGAGTAAATTTCAAAATTATCTTATATCTGATGGTTATGATTTTTATGCTCCTAGAACTTTTGGTAATGGAAGATCATTTTTTCAAGTTTGTGATTATAAAGATTGGATTATAACGTATTTGGAAGCAATATATATATTGGGAGAACAATACGAATCGGTTGATATTATTAGTTTTTCAATGGGAACAGTAATTGCATTATATTTATCTCAATTCCAATACAAATGTAAAATTAATAATATTTTTTTATGTTCTCCTTTTTTATTATATAAATCTTGTTTGAGTATGGATTTATTTTTTAGTCAAAATATTTTTTCTAAAATATTAAATAGAATTTATGCTTGGACAATTAGATTTCATCCAAAATCAACAGGTAAATTTGCAGGATTTAGAGATACATATTTCACATATAATTCAATTAATGATTATTGTGAAATATTTGGTGATTTTATGACAGAAACAACTTTAATTGAATTTAGTAATTTTAGACCAAAAAAAATTATTGCTTCAAATATAGTAATTTTATATTCTGAACACGACGATGTTATTGGAAATATAAATGATCAGTATAAAATTATTTCAAATGTATTTGAAAAACCTATTGATTTAATATCAATACCTTCGTATGTTGGACATTCAAACTCTCATAATTTACCCCAAAAATGTGGTCATGTTATGTTTAAAGAACATCCAGATATTATTTTTAATTTATATTTGAATATAAAAAAATATTTATAAAAAAATTGATTTTTCAATATATTTGGGATGGTTCAAATATATTAAATTCAAATACATTAAATTCAAATATATTAAATTCAAATATATTTGAATATTTCAATGTATTATTATATTTTACAAATAATATATAAACTGAACTTATATTAACAATTAATGATATTTATTGAAATACTTACAAATAATTTTAATATTAACAATAATCTTTATTCAAATTATCTTTATTCCAATAATCTTTATCATTTGAATATTTTAAACTGGAAAAATAAAAATAGTGATTATTTAATTAATTTAGTTTTTCCAGAAGATAAAAATTTATCAAATAATAATTCAAATAATAATTCAAACAATAATTCAAACAATAATTCAAATAATAATTCAAATAATAATTCAAATAATAATTCAAATAATAATTCAAATAATAACATTAATATTAACCCATGGGAAAATCAAATTAAAAGACCATTTAAAATATGCCCAATCAATAAAAATAAATTATTATATGTTTCTAATGGTTCTATTATAAATATATGTGTTTTTGACCAATTCAAAACATTAGTAGGTTTTACAGTTGTAATGGATAACATTAATTATTACTGGATTGAAATACTTTGTACTAATATAAATAATGGCATAGGAACAATTATTATCGATTTAATTAAATCAATACTTACAGATAAACCAATTAAATTAAAAAGTACTTTTAATGCAAATAAATTTTATTCAAAAAAAGGTTTTGTTAAATCTTTTCAAAATATTATGGAATATAATACATAAATTTCAAAAATTATTAATTTTTATTTATGGACAATTGTTAAATCAGCATCAATACCTCCTTTGGAAGAACATCTTAATATAAATAAATAATAATGTGAATCAACACATTGAATTTTAAAAACATGATTTCTATCACATTCTTGTTTATTTGACGGATACATCCAACAATCTCCAACCCATCCGATTGATTTTATTTGTTTCCCAACCAAATTTTCATATTCAGTAAATTTATTCATACTTGTCTGTTTAAATAATTTATCTATTTTTATATTACATATATCATCAGGATTATATAAAGGTTCATCATCTAATATATCTGATTTTATGAATTTATCAAACCATGTTGTTTCATCAGATATTTTTGTAAATCCAATATTTAATAAAGAATTATCAAATTTTACTAATATTTTATTCTTACCAAAAATTATTTTTTTTATTGTTTTCTTATTTATTATATTCCAATTTATATCTGATAATATTTTAGCTTTTACTTGTGCTAATGTATTTGTTTTTGAATTTGCTTTTGATGATTTTTTTGATGATTTTTTTAAATTTGCTTTTGAATTTGCTTTTGATGGTTTTTTTGATGATTTTTTTAAATTTGCTTTTGAATTTGCTTTTGATGGTTTTTTTGATGATTTTTTTAAATTTGCTTTTGAATTTGCTTTTGCATTTACTTTTGTATTTACTTTTGATGGTTTTTTTGATGGTTTTTTTGAATTTACATTTGATTGGATACCTGATTCATATGTTTTTAATAATGACTCTAATGAATTATTATAGTTTGTTGATAAAATAGTATTATTTATGTTGGGAACAATTCCATTTTCAGAAACTTCAATATTTTTAAGATTATCCAAATTATAATCTATTTTTAAAATATCACTATTAGAAAAATTATTTAAAGTTTTTGTTGAATTATTATTTAAATTTTTTTTGATTTGTTTAGTTTCTAATTTTTTATCTTTGATTTCTAAAATATTTGAATTAATTATTTGTTCTTCTTTTTCAATTAAATATTTATTTTTATATTTTAAATATTTAGATTTATACTTTGAATTATAATATTTTGATAAATTATCTTTCATATATAAATCAAATTTATAAAATATTTTTGTTTATAATAAAAATATTTTATAAATAACCAAATATTCTCTAACAATTTATAATTTTTTTTCAATACAGTTTTTTACCTGATGAAAGTTGTTTGACAGTATCTGATATAATTCTTTTGTATTCATTATCATTTAAAGCTGATGATAATGATAAATCTAAATATTGAGTTGATTCAATACCCATACTATCAGTACAATATCTTTTTAATCTTTCAAGATCAATTGGAGTTTCAACAGAATCCAAATTACACCAATGTGTTGAAGAAATAACAATTTTACCCATTAGATAATCAAATTCACAATGAACAGGAACTTCTCTATATTGAATTTGATTTTCTGAAAAATTATCAGAAATATCATCTGAAATTTCTGATAATTTTTCAAACATTAAATTAGTAGATTTAATTTGCTTACCTTTACTAATTAATTTGACATTTGAACAAATAATTTTATAAACTTTTGTCCCTATAAGATTATTAAAAGTTATTTCAATTTGTTCACTTGATGATAACTCACCGATTTGTTTTAATGTAGGATGAACTGAATTAACAAATGCATTTCTATCCCCATACATTTTAAATGGTCCTGAATGAACACAATGAGATAATATTACAATTGGTTTTGACATATTCATTAAATCATCATTCCAGTTATTAAAAAAGGAACCCATAGAATGATCCGAAAATTCAACAATACAATTTCTCAAAGTAACTAATTTAACAAACTCATATACTTTGGATGTTATATTTGTATCAATAAATATATCTCCATCACAACAATCGGATGAACACAAAAATCTAAAAATCATATTAATTGATTGATCCTTAAAACAATTAACCACATATAATAGTTCTGAATCCATTATTTCAGTTTTATTATTAGTTTTATTATTAGTTTTATTATTAGTTTTATTATTAGTTTTATTATTAGTTCCAGGGTTAGTTTCTGAGTTATTATTAGTTTGGTTAATTAATTCAGATAATTTTATTAATTGGATATATGTGATTTTAGTATAGGATGATGTTGAATTAGTGATAAATTCTGAAGAGTCATAAGGATTTTGTGTAGTAATTCCAACAACACAAGTATTAATTTTATTTGGTAATTCTCCAGTTTTATTTGGTAATTCTTCAGTTTTATTTGGTAATTCTTCAATTTTATTATGAGATATTGAATCAATTAAAATACTTAAAGTTGGTTCATGTACCTCAATATTTTGACTATTTAAAAAATTACTCATTTTTATATTATTTATATTGGAACTAAATACTTTTACTTTTATTCAATTTTATAAAAAATCAATTTTTAATCAATACATGTCAAATAAGGAAGTATCTATATAGGTTTGTTTAATAATTAAATATCTGTATTTTTCAAATAGTATGTAAAACAAACAATATAAATAAGTATAATATAGGGCTTAACATTTAAAATTCTTTAGTTTCGTTCTAAAGAATTTTAAATGTTAAGCCTAAAGTTATTTTATATTAAATTATAATAAAATTATTAATAAAAATAATATAATTTTGTTAAAAAAACGCATATTTTGCATATTATAATTAGTTTACTATAATACTTTCATTATTTAACATATATTAATTTTTAATCAATATAAAGGACAGTATTATAAAAATACAATATCAAAATAGTTATGAGATTCTATAATATTTTACATATTCCATTATCAATAATTTTAATTTTATTTTTTTCAAATATTTTGATTTCATGAGTCATTAAATCAAAGATTTCTCTAAAATCATTATTGTTATCAAGTTCAACTGTTACCATTCCAATAGAAATATTTACCATGTTATATTTTTGTCTTATTGGATTAGCACATTTATTGTATGCTTCATATTTAAGAATTTTTATTATATCATTTTGACGAAATATACCAAATGTATTTTTAATTACATTTAATATTTTATAGGTATTTGGTTGTTTTAATTTTTCAATTTCAAAAAAATTTACAGACCAAGAAGAATTTAAATCAATGAATTCAGTATAATCATTAATTTTTAGAACAAATGAATTAAACATATAAAGATAAAATATATTATTTGTCATTTAATTTATAAGTTAGATAATTTATTTCATATGGGTTAAATAAAATTAAAAATGTATATTGGATTTTTACATTGGTTGTATTTTTTTTATATTAGACAAAATATTGATGGGAATAAATTGATTATAAAAATTATTCATAATCATCAATACAAATTGTTATTTCATAATTTACATTTAAATTTGCATTTAAATTTTTATTTATAAATTTATTTAAATTATTAAATTTTGGTGAATCTAAATTCCCCCAAGTGATAACATGAGCCTGGAAATATTTTGAACTATTTTTATTTATAAATTTATTAGTACCTAACTTGTAAATACTAACTTCTGTGTTTGCAGGAATATTTTCATAAACACTTGTTACTATAAAACCATGATTTTTAATGCCTTCGTTAAAATTAATATTAATTCGATGACTTTTTGCATCTTTTAATTTTAAACTTACACGATCAATTTTTAAATTTTCTACGCTTGCTAATGATAACATATATTTAATAAATTTATATTTATTGAATATATTATATAAAAATAAATTCAATTTTTTTAATGAATAAATATATGTAAAAAACTAATGAACTAATATAACCAATATAACCAATATTACAAAATTCTTCCAATAGTAAGTTATGGTTTTTTATTTTTTTGCATTAGTTAATTATTACAAATATTTGTTAAATTTTTTATAAAATTATAGATTAATTTCATTATCTAAGAAAATTACTTCTTTTTTTTCTAATGAAATATATAATATTTTTTCAATTAAATATATTTTATTATTGTCATCTTTACAATATAATAAATTATTATGAAATTTCCAATTAATTTTTGATTTGTCTAATGAATCAATTAATTGAATAATAAAGTGAATAATAAAGTGAATAATTTAGTGTCTCTTATCTAATTTGAATATTTCCATAGTATTATAAACAATTATAATATTATATTATTTTTTTAAATTATTTTTTTATAAATAAGTTGTTTTTTAGTTTTATAACAATAAAACTAATATTAACTTAATTACTATAAGCAAGCCCACCCATTCCCGACATAATTCTTAAAACGTTATAATTGGTATCATAGATGAAGAATTCAGAAGAAGGTCCAACAACCGATAGCGGAGGAGGGTTTCTTGCAGGATCAGCAAATGGAATATCAGTGAATAATTTAAGAACAATTGTTGTGTTATCAATTCTGGAAAGATTACATGTTCCAGATGGTTGATGTTGTTCTGGATGTAAAGCAAATGAGTATACATTTACACCAGCTTGAGGAGTGGAACTATGGTAATCATATGTTTGGATCAAGTGGAAATAAGCTCCTTCTCTTTGGTCAAATCTATCGTGTCCATTAAGTTGTATAACACCTTGTTCAACAGGATTATACATATTATTGATTAATAGACCTGAAACAGTTGGTAAAATTGCCCAAATATCCATATCAGCATAATTGGAAGGACTATTCTTGGAAGAATATCTGTTATCAACCCAGTTAGCAACAGGGACAGAAACATCTCTGACTCTGATATTATGTTCCCAAGGTTTAACTTGGTAAGTTAAAGTTCCAACTTTACCAGTACCATCGGTATTAACTACAGTGTAGTAAAGAACAATGGCAAATTTAGTGATATAACTTCCAAGATTATAAGATAATTGTTGAGGATTGAGGAAAACATCACGTCTGAATTTAAAGTTAATATTAGTAGTATCATTTCCAGGGTTAACTTGGGAATATAATAATTTAGCATAATATGAAGGAGTTTGAGAATCATCAATACCTTGACCAGCTTGGTAAGTGAAGACACTGAATAGAGAAGGAACTCTGGTATTGGTAGAAACAGGATTAACAGTGTTCCATTGATCATAAGCAGCAGAACTAATATTTACTTCAGGGGCTTGAGCAGGGGAAGGACCAGCAGCAGCTTCACCAACAGTTACTGAACCAGAAATTAAATTTTGTGCTGCATAGTTAAGAGCTTCAGACCAATCATCAGTATGAGAATAACAGAGGAAAGGTGAATTTCCACTAATATAATCACCAGAGCAGATTCTCCAGATAAATTCTTTGGTAGGATGATTGAAACCAAGTTTAATTCTAAGAGGATTGTTATTAACAGCTTCAACACCTGTGAATTGAAGTTGGTTAATTAAGTATTCGTGACCAACTTGGGCAAATCTTCGTCTTTCTTCAGTATCAATATATACATAATCAACCAAGAGAGAAGCATCATTGAGAATACCAATACCATTTCCAATTCTATTAAGAGTCAAGTTATTTGTGTGAACAATTAATCCTGGGAAATCATTAAATTCAATCCAAAGTCTAACTTCATGATATTGAAGAGCAATTAATGGAAGAGCAAGACCGGAGTTAGTGTTGCACCAAAAAATTAATGGCACAAAAAGAACATAGTCTTGGGAAAAATTTCCTTGAGCATCAGGGGCTCTTAAAGCAGTTAATTCTGGAACATTACCAACTAAAGCTCTGTAAGCTGGTTCAGTGTTAATATCTTTGGTCAAATCATGCCAAGTACTCATCCAATGACCATAATGTTTATCGATTTGAGAACCTCCAATTTCAAATTGGATGTTATTAATGATGTAGTTACCAATTTCTTGGATCCAGCCAAAAAGAAATTGATTTCTAGAAAGTTCATCTTGAGGATAGTTATTCATTGTAACTTGACCAAGTTCAATTCTTAAGTACATTCTTGTAACAAGATCACCATTTCTGGTAATAGTAACAGTAACTCTTTTTCCGAAATCAGCAGTACCGTTAAGGGAAAGTTCAACTGTTTCAATAGCAAAATTAGTATATCTTCTATACACAACTTTGAAAAATGTGATTTGAGGATTTCCAGTTAGATAGACATCTTGTGCACCGTAAGCGACCAATTGCATTAAACCACCACCCATGTGTTATTATATATTATAGATTTAGAAAAAAAAAATAAAAAAAAAAATAAAATTAAAAAATATTTTTATATGGAAAAAAATGAAATTTTTATATTAATTCTATATATAAAATTTTTTAATTTAAAAGTTCCTTATATTTAATTCTATATATATATATGAATAGTCAGTTTAAATTTAAGCCTGACAAAATTAAATATCTCTCAAATGTTGATACGCTTGATAGTTCTCATAAAAAAATCATCGAGAACATCAGTAAAAAAAGAGATGATGTGCCAAAAAAAATATTAAAATTAGAAAAATTAAAAAATGAATTAGAAGAATTAGATAATGGAAGAAATGAATTTACCAATATTCCTAATTTTATTAGTATTCGAGCAAAATTAATTGAAGAAATTTCTTTAATAGAAGATGAATTAACCCAAATAGAAAATTATGAAGAGGAAACAGAATATTATTCTAAAACTTATCAAATATTATTTAATTATTATGATATTTTAGATGGACAAATCGAAAATGAACTTAATATTAAAATTGGTAATCAAAAAAATTTAACTGAAAATAAAATAATTATTAATAATGTTTTGTCATCAAAAAATAATAATATAAAAGATAACATAAAAAATAATATGAAAGTTAATAATAGCAATGATAATGATAATGATGATAATGATGATAATGATGATAATGATGATAATGATGATAATGATGATAATAATCACAATGATAATCACAATGATAATCACAATGATAATCACAATGATAATCACAATGATAATCACAATGATAATCACAATGATAATCACAATGATAATCACAGTGATAATATTAATATTGGAGAGAAAAATATTATTGGTGATGATATGAATCTAGAAACTAATAATAACAAAAACAATAACAAGAACAATTATAACAAAGATGAATGGAATTTTGATGGAATTCAGATTTTTAATTCTGTAAAATCTTCAAAATTAGATGTATTAAACGAAATGTCAAAAATGAAAAGAAAAGAAAAAAAAACAACAAGAAAACGAGTTAAAAATGTTGAATCTTTAATAAAAGATAATAATTATAATATCTTTGATTTTATTCATTCAAATATTAAAAATGAAGAAAATATCCAACAAATTAATATACCTAATCAAAATAAAATTAATATTGATTACGATGTCTATGATAGAGCTGTACTATATGAAGACTATAAAACAAGTTTAGAAGGATATTCATTTAAAAAAAAAAATACAAAACCGTGTATTAATTGTGGTGTTGATAAAGTATTAATATATTCTGAAGGTATATATGCATGTTTGAAATGTGGAGAAGTTGAAAATTGTATTGTTGAAAGTGAAAATACAAATTACAAAGATCCAATGGTAGAAAAACCAACATTTCCCTATAAAAGAAAAAATCATTTTTGCGAGTGGATAAAATTACTACTGCTCGTTAAAGTTATTTGTAAAACAAATAACTACTCTTCACTTTAAATGAATTAAAAGATTGTGAATGGGGACATATCCAAATTGCGGGAAAAAATTGCAAAATTATAATTACCACCTGATTATAACGATATATTCAGGGAACACGGATAATAGCCGTACCCTATGGTAAAAATATTATAATATGTATTTGATTAATATTATTTAAATGAACTTTATAAATATTAATCAAATAAGCAAATTAATCCGCATCCAAGACTCCTAATTTAGACTAGGTGTAAGGTTCAGAGACTAGATGGATATGGGTGAATCATATTTGCTTAAGGTATAGTCCATAAACAATTGGAAAATTGTTTAGTAATGGGTTAAGTCAATTTCAAGCTAAGGAATCAACAGAAATTCCTGATGAAATAATCGAATTAATTAAATATGAATTAAGAAAACAAAGATTTAAATCTCTCGATTATACAAAAATAGATCAAGTTAAAAAAATTCTTAAAAAATTAAAATTAAATGAATATTATGAACATATTGCTTTTATTATCAGTAAAATAACTGGTAAACCTGCACCAAGTATTAATAGAGAAACAGAAGAAACACTCAAAAAAATGTTTGACAAAATTCAAGAACCTTTTGAAAGACATTGTCCAAAAGATAGAATTAATTTTTTATCATATTCTTATGTGTTGCATAAATTTTTTCAACTTTTAGAATTAGATGATTATGTTAAGTGTTTTCCTTTACTCAAATCAAGACAAAAACTTAGAATTCAAGATGAGATTTGGAAAAAAATTTGTTATGATTGTGATTGGGAATTTTATCCAAGCGTATAGGATAAAATAATAATTTTTTTAAATTTTATATTTGTGCAAACTTAATATCATTTTCATTATTTCATTATTTTATCATTTTCATTATTTTATTATTTTATTATTTTATCATTTTCATTATTTTATTATTTTATTATTTCATTATTTTATCATTTTCATTATTTTATTATTTTATTATTTCATTATTTTATTATTTTATTATTTTATTATTTTATTATTTTATTATTTTATTATTTTATTATTTTATTATTTTATTATTTTCTATAAATTTTTGTATTTGTAATTGTATATGTATATGTAATTATATTTGTAATTGTATTTGTAATTGTAATTGTATATGTATATGTATATGTATATGTATATGTATATGTATATGTATATGTATATGTATTTGTAATTGATTCATAAAAAATTACAATTACAATTAGTATAATTAATTAAAAATATTAAATATTAAATTAAGAATAAACCAATTTTATTTCACTTATTATGTTTAAATTTTGACTTAGTATAACTAATATCTTTTTTTCACATAATATAATATATAGACAAAATATTTTACATATAATTAATTTTTAGCGAGTAAATTAATTATATATTACATTTAAAAATATTTTTTTATTATAACCATTATTATATAATTTATGAATCCAAAATCTATTGAATATTTTCAACAAGAACAAATTTCTGATGTATCTGTTCCTTTAATTGATGGAAATTTTATCATTTTAAACAGAACCATTAAATATATTTTGAATTTTTTATTGATTTACTTATTTGTAACATTGATAATTTATAATTATCCAGATACTAATGTTCATATTTTTATTATACTTATTTGTGTGATAAGTTCTATAGTATTTTATATATTGGATTTAAATTTTCCATCATGCTATATTTAACTATAATTAACTATAATAATCATAATATTTTTTATAATAAAAATCTTATTTCATTGATATATTTTATTATAAATAAATTTTTTATTTTTTATCAAATTTCCAATACATTCTTATAAAATTTGATTAAATATATTTTTTAATTCTTCATTTACAACTACACTGAATGAACATCCCAAACACATAGCATCCAATGTAAAAGTCATAATGTTATTTTCAACTCTAATACTAATTTCACCATTTGTAAAAATAAAATTTAATTCATTTGTGTTTGTGGAAGTGTTTGTATGTAGTTTATTTACAAATTCAATAAAAATGTTTTTTTTATCATTAAAATTTAATTTATTAAAATCACTATATCTATCGAATTCTGTTGATTTGATATCATTAATATTAATATTAAATTTTGCTAACTTAATATTATTTTGACTATAAAATATTATCGAGCCAAATATATGTTCTGTAATATCATCTTCTATATTTAGAGCGTTGCGCTTTTTAAATGCCGATTAGGCGTTTAAAAAGTGTAATGCTTTGTTATTGAAAACACTAAATTCTAAAGTTAATAGGCTTAATTAATAAACATTATAATATTTTAATGAA